GTGTCAAATTACATCAATGACAGAGTACGAAATTAAAAACGGTTTTAACGACGTTGAATACTGTTTTTTAATAACTGCGAATCCTATTGATACGGAAAGTAATGCAATGAGTGAAGAGGAATTAAACCGTTTAATCATGGAAGGCGGAGATATTAGTGAAATAGCTAATAAATCTAATATATCGCCCTTTAGAACTATTTTGTTCCCAAACACTTCGCAAATTTGCGACGTTTTTCTGTCTTTATTGGATAAAAATGAAGAACGGGAAAAGAAAGGCGAAAAACCTATCTTTCCAACAATTAATCTTAACAGATTTGAGCAAGAAACACCCGAACCGTACTTTAGACGGTACACAAAAGACGGGGACGGAGTAAAGGAGGGCGATTGGATAATAGCCCAAACAGGAGATGAAGCGCTTCCGAACGATCCGTTAAAACGTAAAGTTTTCCGATCTATTTGGGTAACATCTATCTGCAAGACTGACGCAAATGGAGTCGACACGCCTACGGAAAATGTAGTTCGTAAGGCGGCTAGAGCCTATACTAACGGACTTGAAACTCAAGCAGGTAGCGGTAAAATGATTATACCGTGTGCAATGCAAATGAAACTAGAAGCAAAGAAAGCAACCGCAAATGCACCAAAAGAGAATGACCAAACCGGTGGAGATGAACTGTTAACAAGCGAGTTCGAGGAACAAGTACAATCACGTCGTAGACGGCGTTAAGGATATGAGGGAGAAATCCCTCATTCCGACCATAACATTGGAAGCAATAGATTAAGATAGTCGAATTTCAATAATTATATGTCTAACCAAATAGTTGTAAGCGTATATACTTTAAACTTACAAGTTATGCATCTATAATTTAAAAACACCACACGTCTGTGAAAATCAGTGTAAGTTGTGGCGTGGGATTGAGCAAGCCCACCGAAGTGAAGAACGCTCAATATTATAGTCCTAAGCAAGACTTTAAAAGGCTTAATTTGCATTTCATTTGAAACTCCATACTGGCAGGCTAGTCCGCGCCCTAAAAGGACATCGTGGCAATATTATGTATGCGCAGATAAATACATAATTACGAGCCGAACCGAGCTCACGTCATGTACTATCTGCGTAGTTGCTTAATAAAGCATGATAAGTAATAATATTAATCAATAATTTATTATAAGATGAATAGAATTATACTCTATGTTGGCATGGTTTATAACTTTTTCTGTGCCGGGATTACTGCAAATTTAATTGCAGATAGTCACAAACTCGGAACTTTCGGTAAATATTTACTGATCTTCTCGTTAATGATATCCATCTGGTATATCATACTAATATTAATGAAAAATGCAGACAAATGTAATTAGCAGTTTAGAAAGACTGCTAACTTTAATGCAACCTTGAACGGCCGTGACAAGTCGGTTTAATGCAGAGTCAAAGTAGTTAATTATTATTTATCCTTAATTTATATGCACAGTAAATTGTTGATATCTAATAGTTAATAATCCACGTAGTAGAGACATAGTTAGGTTCGCTATGTGTGCAACTCTTAAAGTAACTAATCCTAAGCAAGTAATGGAGAAATAGGTATTAACATTAATACATGAGAATAATCTCATAATGTGCTTGACAGTCTGATACTAACTGAACAATAAGTATTATTTAAAGTAAGAGAAAACGAGATCTCCAAGATAGCTCTTAGCATAGCTTATAATAACTTTTTCAAATGAGATATCTAATATATCTTTATATACCTAGTTATTATATTAATGCGCTTACTTTATTTTATTTGATTACTAACTAAAAATTATATAGGGATGTCACGTATTCCAGCTACTACATGTAAAATCCGTGCTAATAAGGTATTGTAGTAGTATTCTCTATCAATAAATACAACCTCATCGTGGTGATAGAGTCTAGTAACATGTTAAAAAACAAACCTTCCTAGTTTGCATGTGAAGCTAATGTATTTAAATTATTTAAGAGTATTAATCAATAATCAAAGTATATATGAAGAAAAAAAACAATTTAAGACATCGTATAGTAATTAACATGCCTTATCCTCTATTAGAAACATTAATTAGGAATAGAGCATTATCCCTTTATATTTCTAATCTAATATCTGATAGAAAAATTAACACACGCTACGAAAACAACATAACTGAGTTCTTTAGTATTAAACCAATAAGTAGAATACTAATATGTTCATTTTCTTGGAATAATACTAAAGAAGGTTACGTATTTTGGGCCGATATCTATAATGAACTCTGTGATAAATGTGGTTCGCAATAATAACTATTGCAGCTACCATTGTAGTAGTGATAGCTGTAGTGTATGAATGTATTATGTTATGGAAAGAAATAAATAAATAATATGGTAGTACGCGTAAAAAGTCACTTTGATATTCTTAACAGAATAAGTAAATTATTAATAGTATCTATAACTATTATAATTATTTGTTATATGTTTAAAGAATATGTTCCTAAAGATCCATATAACTTTGTGGATTTGCAAATACGGTATAAACATTATATAGTCTCAGATAAATTTCAAGAAAGTGAAACTGACTATGTATTTCGTTTAGTAAATCCAGTTACTGATCAAGAATATAAAGTATACGTTACAGATTACTTATATATGAATGTATACTTTGTTGGTGATACAATTAAATAATCCTTAAAACTTTTTTGTTATGCAAAGAGAAGATATCAAATCGTACAAAGATGCATGTAAATGTATTAGTCGCAGGCCAAGACAGTATAAAGACATTCATATAAACACGTATGAACAGCTTACTACTATTATCGCAGCTCTGAACTTCATTGCTAACGGCAATAAACCATGGTATCATGAGGTATACAAAGGTATCAAACACTGGTATGTATGGTACTGCAGTACCGCTGGTACTAGTGCGGCTTCCGGTTTGCTCTATTTGGGTTCTCGCACTGCGCTTGGCTATGCTCCTGCCTATGTCGGTGTTCAATTACGGCTAAAAGAACGTGATGACGCAGAATATCTGAGAACTAACTTTACTGACCTATTATATGACTGGTTCAGAAAGTAATTATATTATTAACTATTAAAACATTATCAAAATGAAAAAGAAAAGTTTTATTGTACATGACAAAGAGACAGGAGAAGAAATTCTCATTGCTAGTGACGGATTCTGTTACGCAGAAGTATGTGACGGAAATACTGAAATAGGTGCTTCAGATAGAATATTTGTAGTAACCGAAAGTATCCAAGTTGTTCAATCATTGTACGAAGAAACGGAGGGATAAATGGAAGATAATCAATATCCGGTATTAAGAAAATCATCAAAGGGATTTTGGTGGTTATTAGTAGCTATTGCAGCTGTAATCGCTACTGGAGTAATAGTGTTTATGTGTCATGAACCTATTGCTAAAATTGTTACGTCAGAAGACGGATCAGTTTGCATTGATACTACTAAAGTAGTAGAACCTGTATTAACTATACAGGAAGTTCTTAAATTTAGAGAAGACGTAAAAGAGGGAATGCGCATTGATAGTATATTTTTAGCAATGCCAGATGCAATTTTAATTGATATTTTAATGACTCATGGTACATCATTGTCAAATAGAGACATAGTTACCATATATGAATCAAACAAATCTCATTTTAAAGATATACTTAAAGGCGCAGTTATTCAACGTGATATAATTACCCCAACAGATTCTGTGAAGAATCCTCGTGATTCTCTAAAGCGTTAGAGAAAGTATATGCATAGTAGTATTTAACAAAGATTTATTAAGATTAATGGTTAAATGTGAATTTATAGCTAACTGGTTCGTGAGAATAGGTTAGTCTTCAGAAGATGACAAGCCTGTGGGGCGTAAGTAAGTGCATATCTATACTGTACTAAATACGATAAGATAAGTATAGAAATACTCGTATTTGTGCTTACGATCGTGCGGACGTAAAAACCAGGTGAGTTCTAAGACTTAGTTTGACAGCTATTTCTGTATGTACTCTGGAGTAATCCTAAAACATATGAGAGTCATAGAATAAAACTCTAACAAGTAATGTTAAAATTTGATTTTCTTTATTAACACAAAGCGTTAAGTGCATTTGAAATCATTTTAGTATTAGTCTCAAAGTTATGGTATTATAACTTGAATCATTCGTTAACAGATGTGTTTCTTACTCTAGAATACCCTAGAGTAACGTCATTATTTTTTTATTAACTAACAATTTAAAGCCTATGTAAAATGAATAAAAACAAGAGGTATGTCACTTCTGTAACACAGCATAGTGACCAATTTCTGGCAATCCTATTAGGATTAAAAAGCATACTAGGAATGCCTATAAGCATAGCTAAACCTATAGCTAGAAGCAAACCAGGTGTAACAGTGGAGTTAAATCCACACTTTGAAATTAACTCAGAATTATCTACTGATGAAATTAAAAATCAGTTAGATGAATATGAGATAGAAATAACAATAATTAATCAATAATTATGAAAGCAGTATTAATTTTAATCAATGGTAATTACCGAAGTAATAAACATGAAGAAGATTTGATTAAAGATATCATATCTACTGTGTGTACTAATACAGATGCTGAAGGAGCAAATGCTCTTAATGTAAAGACATACGATGAAACTGATTTACTTAAGTTAATGATGCCTAATATAGATGATAACACATTTAAAGGCGTAGATACATTTAAAAACAAATTGATATCCTTCTGTAATAAGATACATGAAACAGTTGGAGATCCAATATTGTTTCATACTGATGAAGACTTTAAACTTGAGTTTATCAAGTATTTTGTAAATGACAGTACGTTTAGAACTGATCATAAAGAAGTCATAACTTACTTAGTAAAAAGAGTAGGAGTAAAAACTAACAAATCAGTTGTAATAAATGTTCTAAAAGATTTTCATCTAGAGAATATAGGTAAGTACATAAAAGAAATCAACGACGTAGTAGAACTTGTTTAATATGGGAAAAGATAAGGAGAAAGAAGTAAAAACTAAGACGGAATACAAAAAACGTCCTAAGCATAAGAAAATGGAACCTTATAATCGTAAAAAGGCATGATTGAATTAAGTAAAGAAAAACCTTATGAAGACGCATGTAAAATACTAGGTCTTCATCCTGTAGCTAATTATAAAAGCTACAAATTAACAGATGAAACTAGGAACTTCATCAAGTTAGAAACCATTGCAAAAGCTTTAAATGAAGGCTGGAAACCTACAACAATGGATCCAAAAGAGATAAGATATTATATATGGGGCTGGAACTATACAGATAATAAAAAACCTTCCGGTTTGCTCCTTTTGTATTCTAACTATTCGCTTGGCTATGCTCATGCCTATGTCGGTACTTCTTTAGAATTCAAAGACAAAGATACAGCAAAAGAATTTGCAAGAATATGTAAGCCTATGATTGTCAAATACTTATTTGGTCGAGATGATCATGAAAACTTCAAATTCTATTTCTAACGAATGTCCTACACGAGATAATATTATCAACTGTAGTGAATGTGATCTTGAGTGTAAACTCAGAATGGCAACGAATAACAAGCAAGAGGTTCCGCCAGAGCCTCTGCCCGCTGTTATATATTACTAATTAAATTGTTAGTATGGTGGATTCCAATCAACCCAAAAGAACTGTAAATATACCAGAACCCTAATGGAAGTTCATAAGAACTAGAGTACAATGGCTATACAACGGCAATCCTATATAGGATAGAAGAAGGATAGGGGTTATCTGCAAAATAAGGTATACAAATATGCAGAACAGTTCTTTTTTAATTTAAAACTTAGTGTTAATTAATAATAGTATCAATCTTTAAACATTATCAAAAAATGGCAAAAGAAGAAGTAAAAGTAGCAGATGTTCTGTCTACTGAAAACATCGAGGATGTTATCAAAAATGGTGCAGTAGTAACTGCTGAAATTGCAGAAGCAGCTGCAAAGAAAGTTGCAGAAGCAAAGAAAGAGCAGTTAACGAAAGAGTTAATTTCAATTGTAAACAAGGCTGATTATACGCACAAGCGTATGGTATTGTCTATGAAAAAGACAAAGAAAGAGGCAAATATTAAAGTAGAATACTTAAAGAAGTATACTGCTCTGGTAGAAGATCTCAAATCCGGCAATGCAACTCTATCTACTACTGAGTTCCAGAAACAGGCAACAGAAGCCAAAAACATTGCAGTAAAAGCATTGCGTGAAAACGACAAATGGTATGAGGAAACCTGTGATGCACTCGACAACCAGTATCCGGAAGCAAGATACAGTTGGCGTTATGACGATGCAATCGTCGGAAGATAATAGCCACACAAGGTCCAGGAAAGATACTTGAATAATAGAGATATTAATTCTATAGAGAATCCGAAGAAGATTGAAAGCAAATGATGAGATCCATGTACATCGGTATCTATAATAAGCAGCTTCATCCTGAATTGACAGGAAACAAACAAATGTACGATAGTGAGAACTATTCAATACTGGAGTTGGACTAGAAAACGTGCCACTGATCAAGTGCCTAAGATCGTGAGGATGTATTATAATAATTGCGCAATATATAGTATTGAATCTATACTCAAAGAGTATATTATGCAAATAGCATTCTTATGATATCAAATCGGCAAACATTATAGCAAATGTTGAGTAGTAATACTTCTGTACTAGTCTATAAATGATCAGTTATCAAAACTTATAAGTAAAATAATTTAAAAGACCAAAGGCTATGTAGGTTTGGTCGCCTACATAGTCACAATTGACTGTTAGGTCTATGAATCAGTTGTAAGACGAGGGTTTGTGAAATTCGGACCCCTTATACAGAAATGTATATTGAATAATCGGATGAATTCAAGGAAAGCTAAAAATAAAGCTTAAAACTAGCTTTATTCATGCTAATCTTGAGCTAAGTATAGAGTACACTCTATAAAAGTGCAGAGACTACTGGAGGAATATAGTTTCCTTAATAACCAGCTAGAGCGTCCGACATCTTAAGCAGTAATGACAGATGATGAAATAGTCCCTTCAGAATAGAAATATTCTGCAATACATTTACACATAAACCTTGTTTCCTCATCAGACATAGTATTCTTCATATAATTAATGCATGTAGATACAAATTGAATATTACCAGGAATATAGCCTTTAGTACTATCAATTCTATCAACTGATGCACTATATATTGGATTATTATGATTTTTCTTATATGTAGGAACTAATAAAGATATTCCAGAATAAGGGCATATACCTTTTTGTTTATTCCATTGTTCTTGTAAGTCTTCTAATGTAATAGTACACTCCTTATATCGTTTTCTGCAGTTTCGTAGGCAATATGAAAATACTGCTTCTGGACGTTTTAAGCGTTTTATTTCATTTAGAGACCTTAAATGTTGTTTATTTTTTTCCGATCTAGAATATTCTAGCATTTTATTAGATAAATGAACATAATTATATTTACAAGAACAGGATCTAGAACAAAAACTATGACGTCCTAATTCCTTATTTCTTTTATACTCGGATAAAGGTTTAAGATATTCTTTACCACATTGATCACATACAACAGTAATTAAACTTCTATGTAATTTATATTTTTGCATAGTATTAATTTTAGTTTAAACAGTTAAACGGTTTATGTGGAGAAAGGTTAATAAAAATGTATAAATAAGACGACTCCCTCATACTCCACGCTCACCTAGAGCTTCAAAGCAATACTAAGGAAAAGAACTAGGGTATTTGATCGTGTTCTACCGTGCGCCAAGTTCTTAAATCTTAGAACGGTAGATTCGGGGTATTATGGTTTTGATTGCAACAATGTGAAGTAGAATAGGTCAATAAGCAGATAACTGGCAATACAAGTTATGTAATGGATTATACACGCTTAGTAGCGTGATATATCCCTAGGGGAGCATACAGTATCCTAGTTAACAACTCTTTATTTAAAGAGAAACTGTTACTAATGACGGGGTTGTGAAATAGACTTTAGCACTAGAAATAGTGACAGTCGCCTCATAGTATCTAATAGATATAAAACTAAATGGAAATAAGTAGCTTTATATGGAATTAGAAGCGCTAACACTGATGAAGTTAGAGGAGAGCAGTTCGAATCTGCTCCTTATTACAATTAAATTAAGTTTAATCAATAAATTAATTTGAAATGGGATTAATGAACTTTATTAGAGCTAATCTACCAGAATCTTGGGAGAAAGCCGCAACTGAACTGAAGATGAAGACAGAGTTAATAACTCGTCTACATGCAAATGTTCCCAGAATTTATAAGAATAAATATCATTATAAAGAGGGAATAAACTACATTCGTGGTGTATTTAGATCAACTTGTGCAATATACTATTTAGTAGATGCAACAGATATTGATTTAAATAAATGGAAAGTATTAGATGATAAAATCAAAGAATACATAGAAGCATGCAGATAAGATATTTTGCTTGGTTTGAATCCAAACATGAAAAAACAGAGTTTATCAAATTATTAAACTCTTGCCGCTCAGACATCGAGGCAATTGCCAAGATTATGAAATTATATCCTGAACTTAAACAATATGAAGTAGCAGGTGTAGTAGATAACTTTAGAAAAGAATTGAATAAACTATGAAACTAAATCATCCTGGAATTTACCGTATCATAGGAGAAGATTTTGAACTTCTTGCAAATGTTGTTGGTGAAGCTCCAATGCTACGTATACCAAATGCGTTAGTAATGAATGACCTTATTCAAAAAGGATTATTTCATGTGGTTACTGAAGAATCTTATGAGATTCAAGCAGTATTAACAGAACCTGATAAATTCATATTCTTTGAATATGAATACTCAGAGGTTTGTGATCTACCCTCTCGTCGTAAATCAACTCGAGGAGTTAAAATGCCAGACATAACCGATGAACAATTTGAGGATTTCACACAAAGATACATTGAAGATGCTCGTACTCCTGGTAAAGGAATATGGGCAACTAAAATGTATATCGTAAGTAAAACAGAATGGTCTATACCACAAGCTCACGTTATTGTGTTACAGATCATTAATAAACTAAGGAAACATGGTCGCATATAGTTTAACTAATCGAGTATATACTCCTTGGGGAATACAGTACAAGAAGTTTAATTGGAGAGAAAGCTGGAGAATTTTTCTTAACCTCAGAGATAAAGAAGTTAAGAACAAAACTTTCAGAGATACTAAACCGATTAATCATATAATATATTGGTTCGATACTAATGTATTATGTAAAATAAACTGTGAAAAAAAATCTACTTTAGACGTGAGAATAAGAATAGTTTGTGGAATGATTAATAAGATATCACCTAATACCCTATCTCCTGATTTAAAAAGAGAATTCATGGAGTGTATATGGGATTCTTATAAACAATTCTATCGAAACTATATGAAATGGTACTGTTACTGGATTGCAGGTGTACCATTCTAGAATAAAGGTATAAGTTTTTGATCGAACTTATACCTACTAAAGCCCGTAATTATGACAGATTTAGAAAAACAACAGATTTTTGAACTGATCAAACAGGCGAAGGAAGGCAAACAATCTGCCTTTACAAGGCTTTATAATAGATTTGAAAGAACTATATACCTTACTATATACAATATAGTAAAGAATAGAGATGTAGCAGATGATTTATTATCTATTACATTTATTAAAGCCTTTAGTAAGCTAGATAGTTATGTTAACAATATTTCATTTGAAATGTGGTTAAAAACTATAGCTATAAATAGTAGTATTGATTATATCAGACGTATGAAAAAAGAAAAAGCGAACTATTGGATTGACGACGATGCCAACTCTTTGCAATTGAGTAACCAGGCCAGTTACTCTCCAGAAGACGATTATGTCTTTGCAGAGACAAGTGATGCTCTAGATAGTGCCTTGTCGCGACTTCGTTTTAAGTACAGAAATATAATTGAACTACGAACTGTTCAAGGTTTGTCTTACAAAGAAATCTCTGAACAATTGGGACTTTCTGAGTCTCAAGTAAAATCTCAGCTTAATAAAGCTAGAGATAAATTAAAACAATTGTTAAACAACAACTAAATTTACTAATTATGACAGCAGCATGGATTATTGTGTTACTTATAGTAGCATTTGTTTGTACTCGAATTTTTCGTAGTACAAAAATGTGGTGGATATTTATGTCTGCCATTATGGCTGGTCTATTAGTAGGTATGTTGAGTAAAGAAGCTGTAAAACAGTCTAAAAAGACAGGAGCAACAGCTTCTATTACTCAGCTAATTGATATTGTTGACAACGGAAATGATGCATGCACACAGTGCGTAGTAACAGTGACAGAAGGTTCTACTAGCCGTCCAGGAGCTGTGAGTTACATTGCATTATTTACTGAACCGTTTATGTCAGACATATTAGTTAGCAATCATATCACTAAGGGACGAGATTCACCTGACATAGAGGATGATAGTTGACCTCTCTAAAAACACTATTAAAATTAACTTATTTACTAACAATTTAAAGCATTATCAAAATGTCAAAACCAAAGAATAATAAAGGAGGAAATGCAGCAAAAGCTGCAACAAAAGTAAGTCTAGCTGACAAAAAATCAGCTGATGCTAAATCAGAGAACAGTAAAGCTGAGGATACTCAGCAAGTAGCTGATAATACTTCAGCAACCCAGGAGAAGAAATCTGCTCCAAAACCTGCAGCAAACTCTAAACAAGAAAAGAGTCAGGAAGTTTCTAAGAAAGAAACTAAGAAGGAGGAGAAAAAGGAAGAAAAGAAGCCTACCCAACAAACGGCTGATAAAGGAAAGAAGAGTCCAAAGATTCCTACAATAATTCCAGAAATGGAAGAAAAAGTTGGTAAAATCCCTGCAATAGGAAATGGAATCCCTATTGGATCTAATCGCTCTTCTGCTGATGCGAAAGCAATGCTTGCGTATGTTGGTTATCAACGATTCATTAATAATGAAGAGTATAAGAACCAAAGTCCAGAATCATATGCAAATACAGCTCGATCTATCGACGCAGTATGGTTGCTTGGAATGATTGATATCAAGAATGAATTTGCAGAACGATCTGCTGCCGGTGAGTTTGTGTGTAAACTACCTGCTGAACAGATCTTCCGATTGCAGGATATTGCAGATTCTCTTGGCATTACTTTAGCTGAACCTAAAGCACTTCCGGGAAAAGAGAATGAAGGTCAATTAGCAATTGATTTCAATTCTCCAGATACTAAAATTCCTGATGAGTTGAAGGAAAACAAAGCTGAGGCTCCTACAAAACCTATTTCGCTTGATCCTAAGGACATCAATTCTCTTGAAGAATTAGCTGCTGTCCTAGATCATCTTATGCGTAAAGATCGCAATATTGCAACTAATATTGTTAACACAGTTGAATGGTATCGTGTATACTGTATCAACAAAGAAGATAATGCAGAAAAGAAGATTGAACTTGACAATCGCACTGTAGCAGAGTGGATTGAAGAGATCTTCCATATTATCAACAGTGTTCCACTAATGAATGGTCTTGGACGTACAGTATATTTATATACTGCTGCACAGGGTTCTCCGGTCTCCGCTCATTCCTTACTACATAAGCATATGGCACCATGTGGCTGGAGTGAAGAACAGATTGCAAGTACTTTAAAAGTACTGTTGCAAGAAAACTTCCGTTACAAACTTAAGAGTGATGAAAATCTGAAGGCAACTGACGATAAAGCACTTCAAGCAGTAATTGGAAATGTTGGTAGAAAGTATATTGATGATTTATTCAATACTATTTCTGCCGGTGTAACATCTAAACCAGGAGATAAAGACTACAGTGAACAACAAGAAGCACTCAAACTTGCAAAAAAGCAGTTTGATCTAGTAAGTCAGAACTATTTTCCAGAAGGACAGCATCCATCTAAAGATGAAGTTCGTATGAAGATAGGCCAGATTATCAATCTGTATCGTGATCCTATGGATCGTCTTGCAGAATACGAAGAAGGCATAATTACTCCTACTACAGGAGAGTTTCCTTCAAAAGAGGATAAGGTTGAAAAAAAAAGCTAAGCCAGATCCTTAAAATTTGGAAACAAATTATTACCTTTAGAAAGTTATTCACTAAATCATCATCAAAATGAATAGTAGAATCGTATCAGTAGTATTAATGTTCTTTGCGAGTATTTATATTGGCTGGAATTTAGTAAATACTACTGAAGTAGTACAGGCTCAGCCTGTTATTCCTTCATATTTAGAATTAATGTCTATGACACATTCTAAAACAGAAGAGAAAAAGTCCGCGGGTATAGATACAATTAATGTATCAGTAGATATTAGTACCCACGAAGTATCCGTAAATGGAACAACGGACGCAATTGTAAATGTAACAACTACAGGAGAAATAAAACCTATAGTTAAATACAGAACCAAAGTAAAAGAAGTAAATACAGGGTTTCCAAAGGTAAGTAGTATAGCTAATTTACCAGAAGACACAAAACCACTTTCTCCTTTTACTAAAAAACAATAGTGATGAATAAGAAAAATTGCATTATGTTAAACAGTATGGCACGTCTATCACGTATCATACGTAACATTAAAGAAGCTAGACGAAATTTAGATTTCGTAATAGACCAATCAAACTACTTTATTGTGCAAGGACAAAGTACTAACTTAATTCAGGTACAAGCTAAAGCTAGTTGCGAGAATATCTTATTCGTAGAGCAGTACTTACGTTTGTCTGTAAGTGAGATTTGTGTTCGCTTGGACGGTTTTGACCCAGGACAAATGGATCCAGTTGATTATATCAGTAGTAATGATATAAAAAACGGCATAGTAGATATATGCAGAGGTAAGAAAATAGTTGCAAATATTAACTTATCTTCAGGAGAAATTTTCTGTATAAAACCGGAGCAACTTAGTGTAGGGGAAGATAAACCCTCAGCGGAAAAAAGTTAATGATAATAACCGCTATATAAATACTATAATTATATCATAGTTCGAGAGGAGTAAAACTGTAGCGTAAATCACTCCGGCAGTCACAGGAGGAAGTTTTAAGTACTACTGCGTCAGGGAGTTTGTATTCATTTATACATAGCCCGAAAAAGACAGAATCCGAGAATATGTAAGAAGTAGTTATGAGATGCTTCGTAGCGGCTAACACCGTAAGATACTCAAAAGGTAGGATAATAACTTATGCTGGTGAAAAAGGTATAAGAAAGCAGGAGAGGGTGAATAGCCTGCGCTGTTAATATGAGAACCGTCTGGTGATTTAATAGTGAAGAACCCGTAATATAGGAGCAACAAGAAGATACCCTAGTTACAAATTAATTCAAACAAGAGGAGACTGAATCGCAGCAATAAACAAATAAAACTGTAAAAGATAAAGTCCTTAATCCTCAAAAAGAGAACGAAATCTCTATATTCGTATGCGTCAATCAAGATGTGACTCAAGAAGGAATATGAACACGATGCTGAAACAAGAGCAAAGGGCTCTTGAATAATCCCTTGGAAAAGGATTATTGAATAATATTATGGCTGACTAACGCAACAAGCGGGCTCCAACCTCGCTTTATACAAAAGCGTAATTATACGTCCTGATTGGAAAAATAGGCTAACTCTAGTGTTTTTATGATAACTGGTTCATAATATAAAGGGAGTAATTACTGATACTAATGTAAGGATAACCGTGTTATGGTACATACTTATACAAAGTAAAGATATGAAGGCTGGACATGCAATGATCCGGGGAGTGAAGCTACGTGCAGATCCATGATCCGACTGATTACCAGGGAGCAGGAGCCAATCCTGTGCGCTACCGTAACTAGCGTGCCGCAAAAGAATTTACGTATAAGGGATGAGGTATATGAGATTGATACCGTCTTTCAAGTCTAAAGTGACTCACGTGCTTATTCGTTCGTGTGAGTATAATTGAATGAGGAATGAATAGACAAAGATGTCTAAGCGGTTTGAGGGCGCAATAACCCTGATTCTAGTTGTCACGTACCTTTAGCAAGTACGATTATGACATAAAATAATACTAAGGAGAAGCTTTGGAACTCCTTCTAAAAAACAGCAGAGCTTATACCTTTCAAGATATGTAAAAGGCGTATTACTAGATTATCACACTCATTCCAGAGTAGGAGATATTAGTAGTAGTCAAAAACAATAGATTAACAAGTAAGAGCCAAGCTGCTCCAGCTTAGAACCCTGGAACCAGAGAGGTAAGATTGTGAACAGATGATGTTACTCTACTGCATCTGAAAGTTAATGCCGAATAGAACCGGCCTAGTTAAATCTGTTCTAAGAGATAGTTAACATATTATTAATCGACGCATAGTGAAGGAAGGCTATGGTCACATATAATTAAGGAAGTTCAATGATAGTACAGAAGTGGCAAATTATCAGTTGTAAGATAGACCGCATGGAGTACGAGTCACCCTTAGACTGCCAACCGTTACGCTGACATTAGACACTCCTAAAACGTTTACCGCAAATAAACGTGTAAAGAGAACGCTGAATCGTTAATAACCTGCAGCCAATCACCCTGTCTCGGTAGATTAAAGGGCTAAGTACATTTTGACTCAATAGCAAGAGCAATTGAGCAGCAAGGAGATGATGAAGGGTGGAAATCCCAGTATTCGCGCAGTATAAATAACAAATCCGAGAGGTACAAGTGGGCCATGCTTCAAGCAATGGGCTTGTGAGTTTTAGTAACGTTTAGATAAAACGACCTTCAATCGCATAGATTGTCGTATCCGGAAACACTAATAGGCTGAAAAGATGCCATTGACTTAGTTTTCTATATTGCATCCAATCGCGATATAGAATTACGGTGAGAGGTGCGCTAAGCATCGAAAGAATTGAATCTTAGCCGTCGACACGGGACGATAAACATTTATCAATCTTTGCCATATTTTTTATCAGAGATTTTATCAGAAGATATTTTCAAATAAATTGACATTTATTCTATTAAAACTTAGTAGATTATGTGATTGAATTCACCATTACCATTATTGTAATGCTATAAAATAATCGAACAGTGGAGAGCATTAACTTATTATTAACTTAAAAACTAAAAATGATCCGTATTGGTATATCAAGTACGGAATCAAGAAGGGAACATTTTTTATGGAGCAAAATAGTAAAATACAAATGGTTACTCCTAACACGGAGTTAGCTTCTATTATGGCTCGATATCGGCAAGTTTGTAAAAAGTATGGAGAATACTTTAGTAGCCAGATCTATACAATTGTATCGCACAACCCAGATCTGAAATGGAAAGAAGATGTTCAGAATGACAAGAACACTTTACGGAAGGATGTTCGGATTTTCATAGTCAAGCCTATTGATATTACAGGTATTGAACTTTGTGAAAAGGACTTTGACGGTCATCCAAAGGTAATTCTGAACCCGAAGTCTCAGGATCCATCACTGGTATTTGATCTTGCTGAACCGAATTTCCAGAAAGCAACCCGGGAAAGTGTAATGGCCTGTATTGCAACATTAACCAAGCCGAACGATCCAACAAATCCTACAAGACCTATTTTCTTTGGTCCTTCTGAACTTCCGCAGTTGAATACATGCTTAAAAATGCATAACTCATCTATTCTGAATTTCTATGAGGAACAAGCCCGTAAAAACATGCAACTTGCAGAAACTGTCCGGAACATTATGGACCAACAGGATCGTGCTCAAGTAGAGTACTTACGGCAGTGTGGGATCACTAATGAAGATCAGGTGGAAGTAAACGTAACTATCGAACAAGCCCAGGGATAAGTAAGTTATGAATAGCAGAATTTCTCCTATAAGAGTAGAGCTTCTGCGAATACTTATTTGCTCAGAGCCAACAATTCTCAGCAAAGTTCAGATTCGGAACGGAGCTGTAATTGAAACTCCTAAAAAGGTTCAAATTAAAGAGAATGGAACCGTCTATTTTTATTATGGGCGTGGGCCAATTTGGTGGCAAAGATGCTGTAATTCTTATGAATCGGTAAGTATTATAGATGCATCAATTCGTATAGCAGACGCAATTACCGGATCTAATGGATCCAGAAATGATGTTGCTTTTGACGGAATTACTAAAAGTATTCTTGATAAAGCTGTAAAAGAACGTGACTTCGACTGCGTAGTAGATATTTTGTTTGATAGTATGAGGAATTGTTCAGACGGGGAACTACATTCTAAATATATCAATCAGGAAAATGCAAAAAAATATGCAGAAGAACAACGTGAACAGTATAAACACGAGTACAGTCTTGACGATGATGTCGAGATTGGCGTAGGTGTAGATCTCGGTGGTGGACGGATATTACCGATCATCGGAAAGCTAAATAACAAAATTGTTAAAATCAGAAAAGGTTGAATTGGACCTAATGATTAAACATTTCTAAGTACTGAATTGGGTACTTTTTTATAAAAACTGCTGAATTGGGTAGTTTTTAATTCTCATGCATTAGCTTAGTTGATTAGAGCGCTATTTAATAGAGACAGCAGTTTGAATCTGTTATGCATGACAAACTAGTAAACGATTTCGGTCAAGTATTAACTTAAAAAACAAATCACTTGAATATGAAATCAATTACATCTAAATATGCAAAAACTCGTCGTGACGAGTTAAGTAAAGAAATTACTAAGTACTGGAATATTATTAAAAATGAAAATGTTATATCTAAAGAAGCAACTCGCAATTTTGATTTGAAGGTGCTTTTAACAAAAATTGAAGAAATGGCAGAAGAACGCATTCTAATGAAGCTATATCTGCAATGTATTAATATGGGATATAAAAAGTTTTCAGAGCTTCCTACTAGTAATAACTATTTTACTATTTTCTCACTAAGTGAGAAATCTGAACAACTATTTCATCTTACTAAAGTACGTACTATCGATCCTAAGATCAAACGAGCTAAGAGTAAGAAAGGATTGAATATTACAGAAGAACTAACTTCTGCATATATAACAAACTTAAAAAATAAATTACAATTAGAAATTAATAAACTTAATAAGGAACTTGAAGATTTCAATAATAGTGCAGAACTAAATATTGAATCTGCTCCTATAGCCTTAGTTGCATAATGAAAGCTAAATATATTAGAAAAGGTTTATTTGAAACTAATAAGCATTTTGAGCATCGTGTAAACGATGCTCTTAATACTTGTACAGATATAGAACATATTATATTAGGTTATAATTATGTAACTATAAAGTACAAAGAGAATAGTAACGTTAAGTCTCCTAAGAAAATACAAGGATTTTACTTAACAAGTAATAAAGAATAAAAATTATCAAGATTATGGAAAAAGTTATTTATATAGATAAGCGTCAAGCAGAATATACAACAAAAATAGCAACAGAATCTCGTAATGAGAATAAAAATGCTAAGCTTTCTAAGAAAGAACGCATTAAACAAATACTTAAAGAAGCAGGATATGATCCTACTATCAAGTATACTAGTAAGGAAAAACGTAAATTTACACGTATTGTAAAAAACAAATTATTTGAAAAACCAAAACCTGTTACGTTAACTAAAGAACAGATAAAGGAGCGTATTAGAATTAAGCAAGGATTACGAGAACAACTGCTTAAAGAGCGCAAACACATTTCTGAATTCGTCAACAAAAAGATTCAGAAAGGGTATACTGCTGCTGAATTATCAGTGAAAGAAAAAACTGATATACGTACATTTCAGTATGTAGTACAGAAAAAGTCAGAAGATAATCCACAAAGAGATTATGATTTTTTGACAGACTATTTTAAAGCATCTTCTCGTGAAGACGCTAAAAATAAAGCTATGAAAATAGCTAAAAAATATGCAGACAATGATGATGTAACTGGTATTAGAATCCAGGATAGTAAAAATAATATTATATATTATACTAAGTCAAAATTGCTTGCAGCATAATTTCATGGATCCCTAGTAGCTCAGTGGTAGAGCATCCTGTAATTCGTATATATTGATGTAATATTCGTATTACTATATATTCGTATATGTTAGGGGAGGTCGTCGGTTCAAATCCGAAATAGGGAACAAACTAACATTATTATATTATGATTATACGAGATAAGATTGTTTATGTATATGATATTGAGGTATTCCCCAATGTTTTCCATTGTACTGTAAAAAATACAGAAACAGGTGAGTTGCATAAATTTGAAATATCTTGCAGAAGAAATCAATTAGATGAATTAGTTAATTTCTTTCATACCGTTGATACAGATTATACTTTCGGAGATTTATATACTACGAAAATTCAGTTAAATACTGATAAATTATTTTGTGGTTATAATAATCTTCATTACGATAATCCTATTATAAATTACATAATAGATTATTATATTATAATGAAATACAAAGGATATAGAGATATATGTAGATCTATATTTAATTTAAGTAAAGTAATTACTACTTCTAGCGAAGATGATATTAGAGCATGGAGTAAGTGGAAATATATGATCTGTTTTGATTCGTTTGATATTCTTACTATGCTTTATAGTAATAAGTTAAGAGTAGGTTTGAAAGAGATTCAAGTAACAATGCAATACAAAAATGTACAAGAATTTGTTGCAGATTGGCAGGCAGATTTACCTGAAAATCAGATAGATTCAATGATTGAATATAATATTAATGATGTTAATTCTACTGAGGAATTACTCAATAGATGTAAAAAAGATGTAGATTTAAGGTTAGCTATTGAAGATGAATACGGAGTAAGAGTACTTAGTAAAGACGGAGTAAACATTGGAATGAAGATTTTAACACAGAAATATCTTGAAAAAACAGGTCAAACCTGGTATGATATTAAAGATTTAAGATCTCCAATGGATGTAATACCATTAAATAAGGTAATACTACCATTTATTAAGTATGACAGTCCGATACTTCAAGGAGTACTAGATGATATGAAAAGTCAAATAGTATCTCCAGGAAGAAAAGGATATGAAAATAAATTCATATTTGAAGGACTAAGATATTCTGTAGGAGTTGGAGGAATTCATTCAGTAAATGATCCTGAAATAGTTATACCAAAAGAAGATGAAATGCTCATTGATATAGATGTTGCATCACTATATCCAAGTATGCTAATAGAATATGGGTTCTATCCTAAACATTTAGGACCTGAGTTCTTAGAAGTATATAAGCAAATTAAAGATGAGCGTATCGAAGCTAAACACAATGGCAATAAGGTTAAAAACGAAACCTTAAAGCTTGCTCTCAATGGATTATCAGGTAACTTACAGAATCCACATAATTTCTGTTATAGTCCAGAAGCTGTTATGAAAATCCGAATTAACGGTCAGCTTCTATTGTTAATGCTAGCTGAAAAACTAACCCAATTAGGATGCCGAATCATCCAAGCTAATACAGACGGTTTGTTTGTATTACTTAAAAAATCTGTATATGTTAGTGTAAACAAAGTATGTAGAGAATGGGAACAACTTACTAAACTTACTTTAGAAGAGGAACGTTTTAAGGCTATGTATCAATATGCTATAAATGACTACTTTGCTATTACTGAAGATGATAAAGTAAAAGAAAAGGGTATGTTTATTACTACTGTGAAATTAGGGAAAGGTTTAACTCCGAAGATCATACCGAAAGCAGTAATAAACTTTTTTAAGAACGGAGTACCAGTAGAAGAAACTATAAAAGGTTGCCAAGATATTAGAGATTTTCTAATGGCTGAAAAAACTGGTAAACAATGGCATGTTGAGTATAATAATAAAGAACAACAAAGGACTAATCGTTTCTATGCAAGTACTAATGGTGCTTATCTATGGAAATGGAAGGAAAAAGATACTAATCGTTTTGATATAAGTATTCCATGTCCTACAGAAAAACAGTATCAGAATATGCTTACTGCGTCTGGTGTTACTTTATTAAATTACTTAGATGATAAACCAATTGAAGAGAGAAAGATTAATTATAGGTACTATATTATGGAAGCCTATAAAATAATCCGTGAATTAAAACCGTTACAAATGAGTCTATGGGATTAACAAAGACTTATCAAATATATTTCAGAAAAAACATAGCTCATATAAAAAATATGAGAATATGATTTTAGAAATAGACACCTCAATCCTTGAACGGATTGAAAATTTATCTATTAATCAGTTAGTATTCCTAACGCTTGTATTGAATGATAATCAAACCATCAATCAAGACATTCAGAGACTTCTCAGCCTAGTTAATGAAGAAGAAATACAAGAGTTAGAAAATCAAGGTTTAATAACTATCACAAAATCTGATAGTAGCCAAGTCATAAGTAAAACATCAAAATTAATTGAACTTCTAAAAGAAGATAAATCTATGTTTGATGAATTTTATGACCTATTTCCAGTTTATGTTATAAGACCTGACGGAACTAAAGGGTTCTTAAGAGCTAATGTAAACAAATGTAGGAAAGAATATAATCGTATAGTAGGCAAAAGTAAAGCTATGCATCAGCATATATGCAACTGTCTTAAATTTGAGATAGAGAATAAAATGCTTACTGGAAAAATAGGTTATATGAAAACTATGTGGAAATGGCTCACTCAACATGAGTGGGAAACCTATGAAGAGCAAATGAAAGTAGAACAACCATTAATTGAAAATAATTATGGAACAGATATCTACTAATACACTTACATTTCGTCATATATCTTCTGCAGCTATAGAGGCAGTAGAATATATAAAGAAGAGAAAAAATCATGAGATTGAATCTCTTAAGACAAGGTGGAAGAAGTTCAATACTCAATGTATGGGAGGAATTGAACCCAATACTATTTATACTATAGTAGGTATATCTGGTAGTGGAAAGTCTTCATTTGTGAATACGTTAGAAAACGATTTAATAGATCTCAATTCTGATCAGGATGTTATAGTACTTAACTTCTCTTTTGAGATGCTAAGTTCTAGGCAAGTAGGTAGAAAAATAAGCAGTAAGTTAAGGCAAACTACTGCTGAGCTATATAGCGCTAATAATAGTCTTACAGACGAATTATTAGAGAATGTTGAAGAAACAACTCAACAGATAAAGTCATATCCGATATATTATGTAGATACACCGGGAACAGTTGACAATATAGCTTCTACTATAGATTACTTCTATGAGAATAAGGCTAAAGGCAAGAGATTTGTGATCATATTAGATCATACATTACTTGTTGAAGGTCAAGCTTCTGCCTTGCAAGTGATTTCGGATTTACAGAAACTATTTATTAAGGTAAAAAAATACCCTAATACTACTATAATTCAGTTATCACAGATGAACCGAAACATTGAAGCTCCTGATAGAATTAACAATCCTTCTATGCATTATCCAATGCGTAGTGATATTTCTTCTGCTGATACAATATTTCATGCTTCTGATTATGTTATTTGTATTCATAGACCAGAATTACTCAATATACAACAATATGGACCAAATCGTTTACTAGTTAAGAACAAAGTCTATCTGCATATACTAAAAAACAGAGATGCAGGCGAATGTTCAATATTAGAGTTTGATAACGATCTAAAATACAATAATTTAATTGAAACAGTACGAGACGAAGAACCAGCAAAGAAATTTTCGTTTAGTAATAACAATTAAAAAAGGCTGAAAATTATGAAAACATATACAATTACATTACCGAAGAAAGAAGATACCGCAAAAATTTATAAAGATAATTTGTTGAAACGAGTAATCACTGCTTACCCTTGGTTGACAGTAGATAGTAAATTTGATTATCCGTATTCCAATAATGGTGTAGAGTATGCATCTGCAGGAGATGTTATTACTCTTGGTTTGAGCAATACTCATAAAGTTAGCTGGCTTCCTAAAGAATGCACTAACTGTCCGTTTAAGTGTTGGAACGAAGATACTATTAATTTCGATCTTGAAAAAGAGTTCTTTAAAGCAATTAATGCTCTTGATATATTTGCTAAAGAAAACTATCCGTTTAAGAAAGATTACGACTTTGAAGACGAATTTGGTACCCCTATTAAGATCTTCGATAATTTCGTACAAATTGGATACGATATTATTCCAATTATGCCAGGTTCATTAAATCATTTGAAACCTAAAACAAAGAAAACTATTATCAATATCACGATTAAGATTAAAAATCGTGGTTTATTCTAATAAAATAATTATTCCATATATCAGAAACTTATCAGAAACTTATCAGAGGAATATAACATAAATAAGCTTTATGATTGTATTACCAAAAGAAAAGATAAAAGCCAAAGTAGAAAATCCTAGATTTTTAATACTATTTGGCAAACCAAAAGCTGGTAAAACTACTTTAGTATCTAGATTAGACAATAATCTAATTATAGACTTAGAAGGAGGATCAGAGTTTTTGGAAGCATTAGCTGTACAAGCTAGATCTGTAAAGGATTTAGGAGATATAGCTAGTGCTATTAAAGAAGAAATTAAACAAACAGGTAAGAAACCTTATAAGTATATTACTATAGATAATGCTTCTAGATTAGAAGAAATGTGCATGAGTTTTGCAGTACAATTGTATAAGGCTACTCCAATGGGGAAAGGCTATACCGGTTCTGATGTTAGAACACTGCCAAATGGATCTGGTTACTTATATTTACAACAAGCTGTAAGAAAAGTAATAGATATGTTTAAAGAACTATGCGATAATCTAATCCTAATTGGTCACTTAAAAGACAAAATGATTAATAAAGAAGGAGAAGAATTATCTGAAATGTCTCTTGATTTAGTAGGTAAACTTGCGAATATTATATGTGGTGAAGCAGATGCAGTAGGCTATGTATATAGAAAGAAGAATGAAACTCATATTTCTTTTGAAGGAGGAGATAATTCTGTAAGAGAAGCAAGAGCACCTCATCTAAGAGGAAAGAATATAGTAGTAGCAGAAAGTGATGCAGATAATGTAATTACTACTTATTGGGACAAAATTTATTTACCTGAATAAAAAATGATTAAGTTATGATTTATAGCACAGAATTAGCAAACAAAATAGAGACTACAGACGTTTTAAAAAGTAAATACTTAGAAGCAGGTATTCATGAAGACGTACAGCTTGTAGGAGCAAAAGTTGACAAGTCTATTAACGGAAATATCTTTCTTGAAGTAAAATTTACTAAAGAAGGACAAGATTTAACTCATACAGAATGGGAATCTACTAAGAAACCTGGAGAGTCTGATGAGGAATGTCAAACTAGAGGTAGTAAACAAGTTAAAAGAATTATGCAAATTCTTGAATGTTTCTATCCTAAAGAGGCACTAGTATTTGCTGGTTCTTCTTATAAAGACTTTGTTGATTGGGTTGCTATGATGCTAAATGCAGCAAACAAGAATATTTTACTTAGAGTAAAGATAGTATATAATAAAAAGGGATATACTACATTGCCTAATTATTGTAAGTTTACTTTTATTGAACCAATGAATCTTCCTGAAGGAGAAAAGAGTAAAATTGCAGAATTGAGTATAGACCAATTTACTAAACCTGTAATAGCAGATGTAGAAACTAAGGATACTAATCCTCTAATGGAAACATCTTCTGATTCAGCAGGTGATCTTCCTTTTTAAAGAAGAAAATAAAATAATAGTTGCTACCTAGAGCATAAGCTAGGAATACGTAGGTTAGTGCACTGCACTATGAAAAATGAGTGACACATAATAGTGCACAACCTACGTTTTTAAATAGGAGTTCTAGATATTCTAGAACATGGCATAAATAAGAAAAAAGATATATTTCTTATTTATTATAGAGTTCGAATCTCTATACTCCTACTAAAAATATATCATATGATTTACGATACAACGAAAATAATAAACGATGATGATAATATTACTTTAGATTATATACTTTCTAAAGTAACGGAGTATGATATATATGCTGCGTATATAGGTAATTTTAAAGTAGGGATGATTTACAATAGTCCATTTCGTAAAGATAGAAACCCATCATTTGGATGTTTCTATAGTAGAACTAGTAAACAGTTAATGTTTAAAGATCATGGAACTGGAGAATGCGGTAACGTTATTAAATTTGTAAGTATTTATACTGGATTAACAAATTATAATGATATACTTAAGGATATTATTCAGAAACTTAAAATTACTAAAGATACGCAATTAGTTAGCTCTAAGCAATATATACCGTCAACTGAAACAGTAATTGGTGTAGTACGTCAGAATTTCACTGATACTGACATCAATTACTGGAAGCAGTTTAATATTACGGTAGATACTTTAAAGAAGTTTGGAGTAAGTAGTATAAAGTACTACCTATGCAACGGCATAGTAAAAAGCGTTTACAAAGAAGATAATCCAATGTATGCATATAAAGTTTATAATCATTTTAAGATATATAAACCTTTAGCCGACAAATATACAAAATGGCGTAATAACCTAACTGAATTAGATATTCAAGGTTATAAACAGTTACCTAAGACTGGAGATATACTCATTATTACAAAGAGTATGAAAGACGTCATGTGTTTATACGAAATGGGAATACCAGCAATATCTCCGTCTTCAGAATCAACCTTTATACCTGAAAAGGTATTAGATAGACTTAAGAAGCGTTTTAAGCGCATTATTATATTATTTGATCGTGACAGAGCTGGAGTAAAATATCTTCGTAAAATGAGTCAAAAAACAGGCTTAGAAGGTATGTTAATCCATAAGAAATTTAAGGCAAAGGATATATCTGATGCTATTAAAGCTAATGGATTTGAAAAAGTAAAAAATTGGTTAACTAAAAATATTAACAAATGATATGGTTCACCGCAGAAAGGAAAACTATTTCCAGAAAATCTAATATTACTAATGACGTAGAGGAAAAGAAATAAGCCTAGCGAAAGCAAAATTCGCAATGCAACACCAAATGAGTATAATGGTATTAGGTTTAAAAGCAAACTTGAGACATATACATATAAGAAGCTGGAAGAGTCAAATATTAAAGCTGAGTATGAAACTCAACGATACGAACTGCTTCCAGCTTTTACTTTTGGTGATAAGAAATATAGGGCAATAACTTATAAACCTGATTTTGTAGGTGATAAGTTTATTATTGAATGCAAAGGCTATCCAAATGATACATGGGCTTTGCGTGAAAAGTTATTTAACTACTATTTGTACACACATGAACCTAATACAGCGTTTTATGTGGTACATACACAGAAACAAGTTGATGAGTTAATCAGCAAGTTGAAAACATAAAAAATGAATATTATGGCAGAATTTATTAAGATCGGAAATGAGATTACAGTTAAACCTAAGTTAGAAGGTATTTCTTATGAACTCATAAGTAACAAAGTATACGATCTAGAGTATGATAGAATGCAAGGTAGATCTTATCTCAAAGAAAATGGTGATTTGAACATGCCAAAGAAATTATACAAACTAGAAGAAGATAATAAATTTATCAAACGTGTATTAAGTTATTTTAATTCTGATAATTCTGGAAAGACAACCGGTATATTACTTGCAGGTACTAAAGGTACAGGCAAAACAATGCTCTCTAAACGTATTGCCCTAGAAAGTAATTTACCTATTATCATAGTCGCAAACGACTACCCTGCTAATAAACTTACTAGTTTCTTTAAACATTTTACTACTCCTGTAGTAGTTATGTTTGATGAGATTGAAAAAAACACTTATTGGTGGGAAACTAAGGATCTATTAGGATTCTTAGACGGTGTGGAAGCTACATCTAAAAAACTAGTATTGATGACCTGTAACAAAACAGATCAGATAGACGATAACTTCTTTGATCGTTGTTCACGTGTTCGTTATTTTAAAGAATACAAAGCAAACTCTAATTCTGTATTTGTACGCTGTATGGCAGAAGATAAAGGAATAAAGAATATAGATGAAGTCGTGAACTTCATTGTCGAGCATATGGAAGTTAAATCATTTGATAATATTTCAGCATTCTTAGATGAAGTTGTTCTCTTCGAAGATATTCCATTAGATGAATTAGCTAAAGATATGAATCTTAGCTTAAATGGAGTAATAAGAACAGGAACTAATATTTCTAATGAGGATGAAATAATTGAAGATCTATTCTAATGATACTATTTTATTCAATACTTATTTATAAACTTACTAAATTCTTACAATATGAAAATATGTGGAATTAGTGATATACACGGGAATCTATATAATGAGATTCCTAAGTGCGATGTATTGTGCATTTGTGGTGATATAGTTCCTTTAAATATTCAGAGAGATATAAAAGAATCTGATAAATGGTTTACTGAAGACTTTATTAAATGGATAAATAATTTACCGTGCAATAAAGTAATAATAGTACCTGGAAATCATGATTTCTATCTTGAAAGAATGTATATTGAAGGAACATGGGAAGTAGTTAAAGCACTTATGAGAGCTATAACTAATGATAAAGTAGAAATGCTTATTGATGAGTCTTATACTTATAAAGGAATTAGTTTCTACGGAACACCATGGATAAATCCTATTTTGTTTCAGCAAGGAAGGTGGGCATTTGAATTGCAAGATAATGAACTATATAATAAGATACCAAAATGCGATATACTAATTACTCACGATAATCCTAATTATAATAACGCATTAGGGCATTATACTTTTGGTAAAGCCAAAGTTCATTTATTTGGACATTGGCACGAAGGAGTATCTAATATAAATCACAGAAAATATAACTGTTCTATACTAGATAATAGTTATAATTTTAAGGAAGATTTAAATATAGTAACATTAGATTTTATGACACAAGAAGAAATTACATTAAAAACTGAATTTATAGAGTATTTAAGACTTGTTATAAGAGATTATTTTAAACTAAATGGAAATAAACCTCTTACTCTAGAAGAGTGTAATACTTTTCTTGATATGCAGAAAGAGTTTATAGAAGCTCTAGAAGAAGACAATAATGAATGGGATACTTCTGGGAGTTTCTGTAGTGATTATGATGAGGAAGAAGATACTCCTAAATTAGAATTAGAAGAAGCAGCATGAAAATAGAAATTCCGTATTATGAAGATAACACGCGAATATCAAATTCAGCAATAGGGTGGTTCTTGAAAAAAGGACCACGTTACCTCAAGGATATGCTTGACGGTAAAGAAGAGGGTATAAGTGGAAAGTATCTTGAAAAAGGTACTATGATACACATGTACTTACTTCAGCCAGATGAATTCTGGCATAATTATATGATTATTGACTATGAGAAGCCTAAAACAGCACAGCAGATTGCATTTTGTGAACGTTATTTTCATTCTACAGAATTATTAGAAGAAGATAAATTACTAGATGCATATAAATCTGCATACTCTGGCAATAATATGTCTAAAGATGCCATGTTAAAGAAAGCAAAAGAGTTACAACTCAAGTTTGCAGAGTATATTGAATTTTTAGATAAAAATCAAACATTTACAGTAATATCATTTGCTGATTTAAATATGCTTAAACGAATAGAAGAGAATATTAATAATCATAAAAAAGCAAAAGATTTACTTACAAATAATCCTGGTTGGGACTGTAATAATGAGTTTCATATAAACTGGGAAGCAACAAAACAAGGAGTATCTTGTAAGTCCTTATTAGATAGAGTTAAAATTGATTTTGTTAATAAGAAGATAATCCTTATAGACTTAAAAACTACAGCAGATGTTTATAATTTTAAGCATTCTGTAGAAGAATATGACTACTATAGACAAATTGCATTCTATATTTTAGCTCTTACATGGTATATGTCTGATCTAGGATATAATATAGAGGAATTTGATTTAGAAGCATACATTATTGCAATTCAAAGCAATGGTAATAATGAAGTAAGAGTATTTAATATGTTAAATGAAAAAGAGTTATTGGACCGCAAAGACCTAATAGCAAATGCTTTAACAGAAATTTCATATCACTATCAAACAGGAAATTGGGACCATACTCGTGAATATTACGAAGGAAATGGAACTGAAGAACTTAAATGAAGCAACAGCTTGTTTGTTGCACTTAGTGATAGACAATAAGAAGTTAGTAAACGAAAATCTTGTAAATGTATATACAGATTATCCAGATGAACCTTATTTCTGTGATAACTTATTTGTGATGTATAGAGAAACAACAATAAAAGCATTGTTAAATCTTCAATACGAGCTAAGAAAGAATAAGTATTTTCATAGTCTACGTCAGATTCGAATAAATGACCAATGGTATGAAATAGCTGTATTTACTTTACCTAAAGAAATTAAAACTCGTAGAGATATACTAATCAGCGGTGGACCTGCAGAACTAAGTAAATCTGAAATGAGTAAAACACTTGAGTTATTCAATGGTATTCATACTAACCTACCAAATGTGTTGTTTACTAATGAATTTCATGAAGTAAAATCCGTCATACCTTTTGGTGATGTTATCGAAGATCCCTTCGAAGACATGTCAGAAGAGTGCTAACCTCCAAGGCACTTCAAACGATAAAGGCTACTAGAAATAGTAGCCTTTATTTTTATTTGTATAATTGTTCGTAATACTTTCGTTTGATTGCCGGATCTTGAATTTCTTTAACATTCTTGAATGGAGTCATCTTCCATAACCATCTTTCCAATTTAGTATCACCTTTATAAGCTCCATACTTAATTTTCTTATTATTAACAGCAATTTCCCACATTTCACTAAGTGATATAAGATTAGTGAATGGGTTCATAATGTCGAATATAGAACTTACTGAAGTAATAGTATTAAGTAAGTCTAGAGGATTATATTGGTTACCGTACTCAAATCCAGTTCTAGTTACTAGAAGAGCTAAGAAGTTTTTAACCCAATTGTCTCGATCATCATCAGCAACTTCAACTAATAAAGGTTTAACTACAAATGATAATAAAGCAATCATAGTCATTTCATAACTAAATTGTCTAATATTTCCTATATCAGATGCATCTAGTTGTTTACGACTATTCCAATCCTTTATTAACATAGGTACTACTCTACCTATAGTTCTTAATAAAGCTTCACGTTCCATACCTAAATTATAGTCATACTATTTTTTCATAGTGACTCTCTCACTAATGATATTTGGTATATAGTTACGGAACATCATTATAAGAGAACCAAAAGCATTAGAAGCAAATTGTGCTTTCTATTCTTCTGTTAACTGTCCATCAGCTGTAGCAGAAAGAGCTCTAGCACTATTACTAATTTCATTCTATACTTCAGCAAAAGCTTTAGCCTATGCTTTATCTCTAATTACAATATTTCCATTTTCTATTTCAATTATATCATAAGTACTCTATAGAGTTCTCCAGATGTTTTTTGCATCTTCTTTGTTAGAGAATAACTAATTGAACTATTGACTATTATAGAATCTTCCATTGTAGTATCTATAGTTATTCATAATCGAATTTAGTATAGTACCTTTGATTACAAAATCAGAAAATGAAAAAATTCCGAACGCCCAGTTCCTACTTATCGTGTTTATTATACCAATTCTATTAGAGTTTCTAAAAGCATTCTAGAATTCTGTGCCTATTTCGAATCTCTGCATCAATGCCACATACTTGTTGTTAGTGGTAGTATCTTTTGCATACTATACTATACCAAACAAGTTACTTACCATATTGAAATATGCCTTGGAAAAAGAAGAAAAATCGAAATATCTACCATTAGCGGCCATACCTAGCTGAGCCAAAAAAGCTGTAGCCATACCTGTAGCTCCAACAGCTAAGTTGAGACCTAATCCAAGTAATTGACCATAGTTCTTAATACTGTGGATTACTTTAGAGAAGTTTACTTCTTTACCTGCTAATCCAAAGAATTTACCTATCTTACTATCCTCTGCAAATTTCTTAAGTATAGATTTAGATTCTTCTCCATATAATTGCATATCCATAAACCTACTTATAAACTTATAAGTATTAGTATCAGCACCTACTTTCTTATCACTCTGCTTAAATATCTTTCTTTTGAGAGCATCTAATCCTATAGGTTTTCCAGTATATGCACGATTAGCCATCTACATCTTTATTACTTCTAGGTCTGGTTGTATCTCTGTCTTATTCTTGAAGTTTTCAGCCATCTTGAAGTAAGCTATAACAGAACCAACTAAGTCATTTGTAATCTTATTAGGATCGTCTAACTTGTTTATATAATAAGTAGGAATCATTCTCTAAGCAGATCCATCTGGTCTACTTGTAGGAGCATCAACATAACCAACATCATCTACATCTTTTACTATACCTTGTCTGGTATACTATAAGAATCCTTTTATAACGCCATCACCTTTAGCATACTGATACATACTACCACTCATTTGCGGTAACTTGTATGGATTATTTCTAGTCAAGAAAGTAAGCTTATCATTAGATGTCTCCATACCATTGAGCAACTCTTTATATAAGTTCCACAGAGGTATGTTTCTAGTAGCTACTTCATTACCGTTCTTATCCTTCTTTACTTTAAATAGATTATCATACTCTTTATTCTTGTAAAGAGATTCTTTAGGTTGATAGTACTCGTCAATATTTACATCGAATTTACTATTGAAATACTCTGAATTAGGATCTATTTCACTAAACTCTCTAGTAGGTGCTTCATAGTTTATAAGTCTTTCATCCTTTGGAACTATCTTAGTATAGTACCATTTTGGAACTATTACTTCTTTCTCACCTATGTAATATTTGATATGATGCTGATTCTCCCATAGTTCATAGAACTCTATACCTCTGTTTATAGCTGCCTACTTATCTCTTTTATATTGTTCAGTAGGAACTGATTCTGCAATGTCTTCGAATTTAAGTCCCTCTATAGACTCTTCTTCTTTCTTAGATTTGGATTTACGAGCGTTCTTTCTCTCTTTACGCATTTCTCTATCCAAACTATTTAAAGTATGCAGTAGAGTAGATGACATATACTGTACATCAATACCTCCAGTATACTCATTTCTATACGGTTTAGTAAGCTCTTCTCTTATCTTCTTTAACTCAATGTACCTATCTCCGTATTCTTTCTTCTCTATCTAAGATAGTTGTTTATAGAATTCATCACTAATCTATACTCTGGTATATCTCTTCTTCCATGCTTCATACTGTTCTGGAGTAAGATTTTCCTTTGCTTCACGTTTAGCTTCGTTGAACTTCTCTTCATTGGTAACATAATGCATTCCTTCATGAAGCATTTTATTCAATTCAGTAAGTTCCTCTGCTATCTACTTATCTAAATCAGTCTTAGGAGTACCGTCTTCATAGTACATGGACATCAACTGCTTCTTCTATATGTTATAGTTCTCATATTGTGCCCATTGTTTAGCGTCTAGATTTTCAAGATGTACTTTTCCTCTACTATCTCTTACATCATCCAGTAGTTTGTATATCTTAAATTGTATTGCGTCTCGAGCATCTCTGGCTTCTTGACTAAGTGAATTAAATGCATCATAATATTTCTTAGTATATCTACGTTCGCAATGTTTACTCAACCAGTCATTCATCTCCTTATTGAAAGCAGTTCTAGCTTCTTTCTCCAAAGGCATATTCTATCCTTCTGGAACATTATATTTAGTCTTTAAGCGTTTACGTTCTTTCTCAAGATTATTAAGAAACTCTCCATACTTTCTATCTCTAATGAAGTAACCAGTCTTTTTACCATCCGAATCATACTCGAACAATCTCATTTGATCTCCCAGAGATATCTGTTTCTGTAAACGTAATAGTTTATTACCGAACTTATGAGTAGCGAAACGAGTCTTATTATTAGTGTTTGCTATCATATCGAACATAACTCTAGCAGCCTTATCGTTCATCTTATCTCCAGACCCTATCCATCTCATTAGAGAACTAACATCATTTTCAGTAGTAATAAGATCCTCTCCTACATACTATTCCAATTCTGTTCTACTTTGTTCATCTTTAATACCATACTTTAACATAGTCTTCTATGCTAAATCCGTAGTAAGTTCAATAAGTCCTTGTCTAGCTGCTGCAAATTGAGTACGCATATTGGATATCATAGTCTTCATCTGATCGAAACTCTATGCTCCAAGTATGTCTTTATAAATGTCAGAATCAAATACATTTCTAGCAATTTCCTCTAGCACGTTATTATACATACCAAAATAATCCTATTGAAGTTGTATTAGTGCTAGATTACTAAATCCACTATCCCTACCTTCTCTAAGATTCTTTTGAGCAGTAAGTATGGCATTAACTGGACGAGTCATAGTTCTCTTTATATCCGATAAACAGTATACTATGGTCTGTAATGAGTCGATATTCGGATTCTTGAGGGCAGATAGCTATTGCTCTAAAGGAACTAATAAAGCAGTCTTGTTAGCTATCTTACGATTCTGAATAGACTTAATACGTGCTTGTACAGCATTAGTTATTAGTTGTCTTAACGTATCTAATGTCTTATCAAAATCGTATCGTTCAGCTCTAAATCTCTTCATAGCTTCATCTATCTGAGACATAGACTGTTGTTGAAGTGGAGAGTCTTGTTTATCAAATATATTCGCAGACCTTGGATTGAACGATCCACTATTGTCTATAGATTTAATTAATCTAGGAGATAAAGCTACAAATACATTTTGATTCTAAAGTTGATTGTCATCAAATTCTTTAAATATGGCTCCGTCTCTTTCATCTGCTAAAGCATTATTAACAGTATCCACAAAACCTTCTCCAGATTCTCTTAGATTATCCTTAGTGCCATGTTTTTCTCTAACATCTTTTAAAGACAGATAGACTGGATTATTATAAGGTCTATCTGCAAGAAAAGAACCTTTTGGATTTGAATTATCTGTAAAAAAGATAGCCCTATCTGTACCTCCTTTATGTTTAGCGAAATAGTTTTCCGGAAAACTTTCTTTAAATTCCTCTATCTATTGCTCTGAGTAATGATATACTACCAAAGGTTCACCATTCTTATCCACTACTTTGGATACATCTTTTGCATTTGGATTGACCCAGTCACCAAACCAAGCTTTAAAACTATTAGTATATACTTTAGCTTTAGCCTATAATGCATTTACTCTATTCTAGTTATTATGTTCTAACAGAGTTTCGAATAGTACAGAAGGCTCCCCGTTCGGAGCCTTATCTAAACTATAACCATTATTCATATCCCAGATAGCATATGCTTGTTTTTCACCAAGAGCAGCTACCATTTCATCAAACTCCGCTTTAATCTGCGGATCACTTAAGTTTGGACATATTCCTTTTGCCATAATTATTTACCTTTACAGTTATTATAAGCATCGTCTGAGAAATTATCCTCATTAAGATCATCTTCAGAAGTAAACATGTCTGATATATCTTCACCAGATGATTCTACTCCAGCATTAGGATCTTCATAAGGAACTGCTTCCATCATTGCTTCTGTCATTAGTAATTGTTGGTTTACTTTAGTCATTAAATTACCTTTATCTAACAAACCTGCTTCTGCTGCTATATCTCTATCTAACTCTTTAGTTTCCATTGCTTTAGATTTAGGTTTCTCACTCTGTTGAGTAGGCTTCTCGTCATTTACTTCTTGACTGATAATGTTATCAGCAGAATTCTCTGATAGATCTACATCTTCTGTTAATCTGTCTAATCCATGAGCATTGAACTATTCATTGAAATATTGGCTTGGTATAAGTGATATATCTATATTTTTGCTGTCTACTCCTTTAACCCACATCTTATATTTAGATTGATCATTAAAGAAGTCATTTAAATACTTGTAGGATAACACGCTTATATTATTTTCATCAAAGTCAGATAGAGAATAAGCGTCTTTATAATACTCATTTACTGTATTTGATCCAGACTGTATTCCTAATCTAGGTACAGCAGCGTATATTGTCTGTCCAGCCTATCCTAGTTTTTTACCTTTCTCTTTATCGTATACTTCAAGTCTACCTATTTTGACATATAATACAGTATTTCTCTTTCCGTAAACGGGATAATCAATAGATAAGAAATCTCTTTCGTCTTTTCTAGGTTTAGTACTGAATGACATAAGGTATGTACCTGTACCATCGGTCCATGGGGATGGAGCATATATAAACGACTTACTATTATATCTATTGGATTTAGGTTTAACTACATTCTTAACTACTTCAGAATCCTGAGCATTGTTTCTAGCAATATTTAATGCGATAGAAGGATATGAGCTTAACGTAGGTTCGTCTATAGTTTCATTAAACACATTTCCTAACCATTGTCCAGTATTCATATCACCTATAGCTTGTCTTATGTTATCTGCATAACCTGAATCAATTCTAAACTGACTAGATATCAAATGTGAGAACGTATTTGGAGCCTTATTGTCATAAGATGTATAGTAAGCATACAATGCTAATCTATTTGCAAATTGTCTTACAGCTGCATCTTCACTGGACATCAAGTCACTAAAGTATGCAATCAATCTATTTTCGAAATTAGAGCTGTTAGCCATAGAACTATTAAGTAAAGACATTGCATCAATGCCACCTTCTGTACTGTCTGTAGCTAGAGTTGGAATTAGGTAATTTAAGAAAGCATTACTTATTGATCCATCTCCATTAAGCAAGTTATCGTATCTACCATTTATATTTCTATATATAGCATACTTAAGTTGATGCAACCTCTTAGGAACAGTTCTATTACCCATTACCATTTCCTTTAGTTCTCCCTACTCTAAATGCATAGCTGGAGTGCTATTAGCAATTCTAGCTCTGATTACACTATCTACAACGGAATCCAACTTCATGGCTAATTGTTTGTTTATTCCACTTCGTTCTCCTACCATAGAGTTTATCATATTATTGAACAAACCACTATACATATCAGTAGCTTGAATAAAATCTTGATGTAATATAAACCTAGGAATATCTACCGCATTTTTTAGTTTCTTCATTAAGAAGCTATTAGAGTAATAGTTAAGCAGAGCGTTTTGATTTTCATCTTCTATCTTTACACCTTTATCATCAGTTTGATAGAATAATTCACCATCGTTCCTGATAAAATCAAATACTGATTTACTATAGTTAGCCTACTGAGCTAGAGTATTACCATATTTCTTAGTATCAATTTGCGATAATCTAACTAATTTTGTTAGTCTTTCTGCATATGGTAACATGTCTTGATAGGCTGTAGCAACTAATACTTGTTGTAGATAGAAGTTTAAATCTCTATTTCCCTCTATATTAGAAGTAAGTGCTTTTTTAAGTAACTCTACATCTACTGCACGTCTAGGAGTATCTGGACTATTTTCAAAATCCAACAGACCTGCCCATTCTTGATTTAATCTCTTTTTAACATTTTCATCAGATTGTGAGTCAACAAAGTTAGCAAACTCTCTCATATACTGTTTCTTTAAACCAGATAACGTATCATCTATTAACTGGCTATAAGAAACGTCTTGAGGATCTACACCATATTGACCGTTCAATTTGATAATCATGTTAGCAAAATCTTTCAAAATAGGCTGTGATAAGAAGTAGAATGTAGCTTCTCCCTTACCTGTTCTAAGCAAGAATTCAGTCATACTGTAAGTAACAGAGTTAACATTCAAGTTAATGATGTAAGGATCTTTAGCAACGTCTACGTGAGCGTTAATCATGGCAGATAGCCAGTCAAGTATTCTTTCACCATCCTGAGAAGTTATATCATTTATATTACCTAAGTCGTATAAATCGGCTACTTCACCTAAATCCATTTTAAGATTCAGTGCTTGAGTAAGTGCATGATTAGTAGAAGCTAGAGCAAACGGAGCAATACCGTCTTTACCACCAGTATATTCAAACTTTTTAAATAACTGATAAGAAGGAAGTAACTCGTACATTGGTTTAGCTTCATTCTTGGCAGTACCCATTACTAGTGGAAGAATGTTTGATTTTACTTTTTCAGTAAGATTATCGAGAGGAGCTTTAGTTTGATCTATGTTAGTATCGTCAGATATAGCAATACGATACATATCAATTAATCCGTTTACTAATTGCTGTTCAGAGTTACTATCTATATCATCCCAATTACATTCTAAGTAATTACCATCTTTATCATAGTAACCAGTAACTATATACAACTTGTCAATATCAAAGTCAGAACCAGTCATTGCAGTAAAGTCATTAGGAACTATAATAACATCACCCATAGACTCTGGAAGTACATCTGTTACTTTAAGAGATGCGGTAGATGATAAACCCTGCGTTGGAATACGATAACCTAATGCATATGGCTTAGCATTCTGACCAATTATATTCTTCTCTATTAACCATTCTCTGATAGCTGTATAACCTTGTTTTCTTACTGAAGCAGGTACTACATGTCTGAAGAAGTTGGTACTAAGCATACAGTCCATACTACCATCTTCATTCAAAGGACTCAGATCTTTACCATCGTTGAATGCTCTACCTACAGATTCTTGATCTGTTATAGTTGTATTCTTAAATCCAAAGAACGCGTGCTGGATAGCAGAACCACCCGGAGTATTAATATCAATAGCTCTCTTTCCTACTTGTGATATAATTCTACTTTCAACAAATCTTCTATTACTCTGTGCTGACAGAGGAACACGCATTTGACCAGTAGATTCATCTATCTCAAAGGAAGATATTACATCTCTAGATAATCCACTATCTTTAGCTTGACGTATTAAGAAGTTAGACAACTTTCTAGTAGATAATGTTCCATCATCGGTAAATTCATCATATATCTTCTATGCTCCTAGATCAGATAATCTATTAATAGAATTAAACACATTATCTATAATCTACCTACCAGTATATTCTACCCCTTTATTTAATCCATACGGTCTACTCTTAACCAAGTTACTTAGTGCTACTTTAGCAAACTGAGTACCTAACGATCTATCAGTATGTTCGTGTGGATCTGTATTCATCTGTAATCTAAGATTACGCAAATCTTGAATATACGTAGGCAACTTAGAATTGCCAGAATCTAAACCTTCGAAGTTAGTTTCACCATTTACTATAGAAGTAGACGGTTTATTCAGATCTTCTAAGTTAAATCTACTGTTCTATGCATCTTTGTATGGTTTGAATTTCTTTCTACCACCTACTTTAACAGCGGATTCAAAAGTAAGCATATCAATAGCACCTAATTCTTCATTGTTCATACGGTTATACAGATGATAGTTATCTGCTTTTGCCATCACTCTGAACATCGGGAAGATAGCCATCTTGTCAAACACTGGTACATTCAATCCTAACTTAGTAAGTTCATGATTACCAAAGTATACCATCTTCAATGGTTTGATAAGAGTCTCTATAGCTTGTGCGTATAATTTAGGATCTGACAACCATGATTCATCAGGACTTTCTAATAGATCGAACGCTCTTTCTACTTCTGGTGACCATTCTCCTACTGCTTGAACAATTCTCTTATACAATGCAGGTCTAATGTACACAGCAGCATCGGCTTGGTTTATCCTACCTCTACCGTTTTCATCAATACCATATGCAGCAATCTGTCTAGCTACTGAATCCTCTATAGATTTCTTTACTTTAGCATTAAGAGTTTTCATAGTGTTGTTAATATTCTCTTTACTAACCATATTAACCAGTCGTTTCTGGTCTATATTTGGGTTAGTTCTTTGAATATGTTTCATTACTTCAGCAGCAGTAAACATCTTTTTGTACTCGTCAAATTTGATGGATCCTACCTCATTGTCACTCATATGTAATACTGTGAACTTAGAGTTATTTCTAGGATCTCCGTCTCCCCAATAAGTTCTAAGGTTATCTCCAGTAGACAATACAGAACCAAGACGTTTAATTTTGTCTACAGATCTTTCTACTATTATCCATGGTTGTTTCTTATCGCGTTTCCATTTATAGTAAGCCGGATCTCCAACAAACGCTTTTTCTACTTCTATGATAGAAACCATCTAGTTAGCTACATGGTTTGCAATTAATGAATAAAGTGCAGCAGGCTTACTTCTCTTAGAAGAATCTCCATTAGGAAGTGAACGAGAACGTTCATGATAATCGTCTAGCATGTTAGATGGTATTAACAAGTTCTCATATTCACCATTGGCATACTTTTTGATTATACCTTTATCCACTAAGAAATCAAGTTCTTCCTATACCTTATCTTGTAGAGTTGCATTTATCATATCGAATAATGCTTCTCTATTACTAAACAAAGTATTTTTAAGTTGTTTAAGTCTGGTTGGCATTTGATTTTGATTATTATCATAATCAAATTTTGACCAAGCATAAATCATCTGGTTTAAAGGCATGTATTTATAGTTTCCATCTTCTCCTCTCATTCTGATGGAAGAGAAATATCTGAAATACCCTCCATTACCCATATTATCCATCTTACCATTCTTTATTTTACCGTGGTAATTATCAATAGCAAGATTAGGATTCTATTCTACTTGTGATTTATCTGCGTAATACTGTTCTATAGCATTAAATTCATCAAGGAAATAATCTGCAAATGTCTGTAGTGTATCATCAGAATAATGATACATCTGATCATCAACATATTGAACCTGTATACCAGTATCTATCTGTCTTTCAGTTAATCTAGATTTAGACAACATATCGTGAAACAGTTTAACTCCACTAATAGAATACCATGTCTTCTTATCTGCCATAGTAGGTAATAGTATTCTATCGTTATGAGCAAGCACCATTTTAGATATATAGTCCTCTACTGGAGATATCTAGAAGTAATCTCTACTAGTTCTATTATCTTCGTTACGAACTGCAATAAAGGTACTTAAACTTAATTTAGATCCGTCTTCTAGTGCCTGCAACAGTATAGAGTGGCGATTATACACAGCCTTCCTAGTTTTTGATACTTCTGAAGGATCTGTATTAAACCATCTAATTCTATCAGACATATAATTATTCTAGGTTATTGGGTATACTGTAGTATTATTGGGACCAGTTACACTAAATTCAGAGGGATTTGGGTGAGATTTACCATGAGCAATAGCTAGTTTCTATATAAAACTGTCTTCTGTTACAGGGAACGGATTATTTAGCTTTAATAGTTTTGTTTCTCCTTTAGATAGTGCATCTAAATTACCTAATATCTGATTACGAATATTTCCTTTACTAGAGTCATTAAGCAAGGTGTACATTTTATCGAACCCTTCAATAGTAGGTAGTTTAGGATTTATTGACTTCATGCCGTATAATAAGTAGTCTATAGACTTAATATCTACGTCTATACCTATTCCGTTCAACCAGTTCACTAATTCCTCTTTTGCTGTAACACTAGCCTTGCGGATATCATCTTCTGTGAATGTAATGGCTTTAGGTCTCTTAGAAGTAAATGGAGCAGCTATTTCGTCTATCTTCTCTTTTATCAGCATAAAGTCGACATTCAAATCCTCAAGTTTGTCCTAGTCTATTTCAAACTTATTAGGATTACTCTTGTCTATCATACCGGACACATAGAATAGTTTACCCCATTGTCTAGGATATTTGTTCTATAGTCTAAGTAAAGAGGAATCTAGGATTCGCCATTTACCAGCTTTAGCTCTCATTGATGTTTTTACATCCAATACTAAATCTTCATCTTGTATTCTACTGTTTGCTTTTTCGAACGCTTCCTTAAATTCTATAGAAGTCATTTCGTTTTTAGCACTTTTAATAGTAGTAAGAATTTGAGTACAAGTGTTTTCATCGGGTTTGTTGTCTCCGCCAATGTAGTTGTATAGAGATTTAAAGAATGGATCGGCATTACCAAGTCTTAAACATCTAGATTCTAGATCTTCCCATCTTTCGATATCCCATAGGTTTTCCATTATTTTATTCCAAGACACATCAAAGGATTCAGTCATATTGAGTCCAAAGATAGGATCTACTACAGGCACTAGTTCCTTATTCTTATCATATTCCATCTTAGGAATAGAATAAAAGAATAGCTTAGCGTTGAAAGACATGTTGAGCTTCTTTGAAAATTCAAAAGCAACTCTATCGTATCTCTCATTATTATTCTGCCCTTCTGTATCACCATTTTTATCTACTTCTACTTCTTCAGCTTTGATATTCAAAGTAGATAGTTGCTCTGCCATTTCTTTTCTGAAGATATCCCAGTTATCAAGTACTTCTTCAATAAGTTGTTCATTCTCTTCAGGAGTAAGACCAGCCATCATATTTCCCTCTATAATAGAAGGAATATAATCTAGATTCTCTGTTAACTTAGATATATCAGATGCTTGTCTAACATTAAACACAGATAACAATGTACTAGTAAGTGAGTCTAATACATTATAAAATACATCTGGATTAATGATAGAAGGCATGTTCTTCAATCTGTCTTGAGGTACTCCCGGTATAGAGAAGAATGTACCATTGTCTGTAAATGCCTTATGGAATTCCTCCATAGATACAGAGTTCAGTTCATATTGAGAATATCTTCCCTTGTTTATACCTTTATATATAGTAGTATAGAGACTATCAGATATATTGAACATAGACTTAACAAAGTCTTTTATGGCTCTAAATAGCTTAATAGTCTAGTAACCAAGATTATACCACTTAGCATTCTGAACAATAGCCCAGCTACGGAAGTCTTCTGCCATAGCTTCCTCTACTTCATTTATAGAAGCATTCTTATATTCAGGATGATGTTTTACATAATCATCGTATACGATCTGTCTTTCTCTAGGAGAATGTACAAGTAGGTTTATATAATGCCAAGCTTCATGATACTGAATACCTTTCCCAGCACCTTGTCCAAGGATAATATTACCTATTCCGTTAGCAGCTAATCTAGTAACACCATATACTCTAGGACCATTGGAAGCGGCTCTCATTACTCCATTGAATACCATTACTTGATCTACAGATAAACCTAGTTTATCCATTAACCAAGATTTAGCTTCACGTAAGTCTTGAGATATTCTATTCACTTCATTTTCCTCAGTAGAATACATCCCAGTAACATAGAAAGTAGGTTCTAATCCAACTTCTTTGAATACCTTCTCTAACATAGATTTGATGAACATCTGAGGTTTACCATCCAAATCATATAAATATACGAAGTTTTCCTTAGATACCTTCTGACCAAGAGAAGCAGCGAATTGTTCGCGTTCCTCACTAGTCATATATCTAGCTACTTTAGGTGCACTAGCGTCAGGCTGTTTAAGAGATTTTACTAGCTCTTGAGCCTTAGCTCTTCTACTCTAACGATTCTCAGAAGTAGGTTTTACTCTAGGTTGTTCTTCTACCTTTTCCTCTACTGGTTTTTCAGGCTGTACTTCTGGTTCTTTTACTGGTTCTGGTTTAGTCTCAACAGGTTGTGCTACACTAATCGGTTCAGTAGATACTGATACTGGGGTCTGAGCTTCATTCACAGTTATGTCTTCTGCGTATATAAAACCGTCTCTAAAGGCATAGTCACCCATATCAGTTAACAATTTACCACTATTAACCACCCAAGCTATTGCCGGTGGAGCGACTTTGTCTTTTACTAGTTTGCCTTCTTTCTCTGAGATACCTAATTCAGCTAAAGTAAACTCAAGCTCTCCGGGATACAGCACTAGTTTTTCATCTCCCGGTTTAAGTACGCGAACTGCAAGATCTCTAAGTCTTTCTGGTAAAGATTGACTAAGAACATTCTTATCCATGTTCCAGTGGTAGTTCTACATCATATACCACAAGATAGCCTTCCTAGCTATTGGGTTAGTCTTTACTTCGCTTAATGGTACATCAGTTCTAAAGTATAGACCATTTCTATCACTTCTAGGACTAGCAAAGTAGAACAATTCTGTTTCAGGATCAAAGCCTAATTGCTTTTTAGCTAGGAACTGTACTTCTTCCTATTTCTTAGCTGATAGACGTGTTTTCTCGCCTTGATTAACTATCAACGGTAATACTCCATACGGATCACCATCTGTAATCAAATCAAGTACATATTCCATAAAGTTAGAATACTATCCATTAGGAGTAGGATTTCCAGCTTCATCGTGACTTCTCAACTTAATGTCAGAAGGTTTCTTAATACTTTCGTCTCTAAAGAATTTTTCACTCAAGTATACTGGAACAGTATATCTACCTCTTGGAGTAGCAGAAGGCTTTGGAAATATAACCATCTTGCCAGCAAATCCTCCACTACTAGCTAATACTTCATCAGTACCTAACTGTTTGATAGCAAACGGATCCGCCTTATAACCTACTTGAATACCACCAACTCCATAACCAAATGTACATTCAGTCAGTATCTTATTAGGATCCAAAGGAATCTGGAATGTTTTACATTCAGATAACTTTCTGAAGATAGGTTTATTACCATCTTTTTGGTTATTAAATGTACCATTAGATACATTTACTTGAGTAGGTACTACATGAGTAAGACCTTCCTCTGGTAGTACATATTTTCCATTCTTGTCCTTCTTACATTTCTATAAGTAGAAAGATACTATTTTTTCTTTTTGAGCAGCAAGAGTATTTAAGTCTTCAGCAGCTTTAGACTCTTTAGGTACACTACCTAGTCTGTGTTGATAGTCGATTGCAGCTTTAGCGTTGCTTCTATATGCTGCGGCATATATCTCTCCATTCTTGTCTATGATCATGTATACGGCTGCATTTCTGTATGTAGTAGGATCATTAGGATCAAAAGCAGCTTCATTTGAGGACATAGTGGGTCCCGGAACAAAGTATACCTTAGCATCAGATAAGAAATTAGGGTCACCCATAGCCTCTCCTAACTCCTTTCCTGAGTGTATATTCTTTGCTCCTTTTACTTTGAATGGAAGATCCATAGGCTTAGTAGCATCTGGTCTATAGAACAGTGTTCTTCCTACTAACCAACTATTCATTATGCTAGTAGAAGACGAAAGACCTGGTACTATACCCTTTTCCTTCTCCTGTTCATTAGCTTTTTCCGATAGAGTCTTAGTAGAATCATCAGAGTATTGTTCAGCTAGATTCTCTTTCTCAATCTGTTCTTTAGTAACCTCTTTACCATTCAAGAACATTCTACCTTGATTATCTATAAAGTAGTCCTCTGCATCAGGAAATGCTTTATTTGCTGATCTTTCTAGAGCTACCGGATCAATGAAAGGAAGTTCTTCTGGTTGATCTTCTATCATAGTAGCTTTTATAGCATCTGGAATCTCAGGTTCTGTTTGAGGATCTAAGAAAGGATTATCATCAGATGTTAAACCGAAGTCATCATTAGGATCTCTAAAGTTAGATGCATCCATAAGATTCTCCATATCTATCTTATCCTGTGTATCGTCTTTAGTATCTCTAGTTATATCTTCCTCAGTTACATCTTCAGCGGATCTTTTATCTGAAACATCTTCCGCATCATCTGCTACAGTAACCAGATCACTTATATCCATCTCTTCTATGTCTCCGGTCTCTTCATCTTTAGTAGTTAATTTATCTTCTTCAGATTCGGTATATACATCCTCCACCAAACTAGTCTCTTCTTCTCTCTACTTGACATCTAAGTCAGTTGACGCTATCTGAGATCCAGAGTTATCCCCTTCTCCAGTCGGAGTAAAGTCGGGCTCTTCTTCTGATGTCATTTGAGTATCTTGTGTGTCCTCATTCTGAGCATCCTCTATTTCGCTTACTTCACTATAAGATCTGTCATTCTAAGTATATCTATCAAGATCTGCCTTAATAATATCATTAGCATACTTTCTAGCAGCATTTACAAACTCGTCTATAATATCATTTTGCTGTACATCTCTATTGTATCTAGCAATTATAGATCTATCGCTAGGAGTTTCTTGACCGTTGTCTTGTGCTTCCTTTGTATATCTATCACGTACTTCTTGTTGTTCTTGTTCTGATAACTGTGACCAGTTACGAATGTTGAAGTCAGCACGTCTGTTCATATCAGTTCTAAGTACCACTCCGTTCTAATATGCAGCACGTCTGTTTACAGCCTTACTAAGTAATCCAACAAGTATATTTTCATCTGCTATCAGTTGTTCTAGTTCTGGATCAGTATTGATTCCAAATATATCTTTAAGCTATTCGAACATCCGTATATCCTTCTTAACAGCATCTTTTAACTATTTCTGTTTACGATTAATATGATATACTACAGAAGCTATACTATCGTCACTAACATCCAAACCGTTTTTCTTTGCTTGAGAAATAAAGGATTGCATGTCTTTGAGCTGTTTCTTTAGCTTATTCAGAACATTAAGAGTAGTAAATGTATACTGAGCATCTTTTACTGTGCTAACTAGGTTTTCTTTAGCTCCCCATGCTTCTCTTTCTACCTAAAATAAATTATCCCAATACTCATCCACTGAGTTTCTAAACTCATCAGAACTATATATTTGATTTACTTTTTCAGTAAGTTTCTTGTTTGCTTCCTTAGCTTGAGAATTAAACACACGTTCTAAGTCATATGCTTTCATTGCATTCTTAGCAAACGTCTTATGCTCTTCACTACCTACTTTAATTCCTAACTGTTCTAAGTTCTCAGATACATTAGAATTATAGTATATACTCTCTAACTGTCTAGCTTTCTTAATATCTTCATCTATATCTTCTTGAGTAAGACCTTCTGGAGTAAATCTATCTCTAATATCTTGAAGATTCTGAATTACATCTTGAGTATAACCTTTCTTTACTGCATTATACCATCTGTCTACTTTAACATCTTCTTCTTTATTACTAATGTCATAAGCCGCCATATTACGCAATATCTTATTAGATTTCACATCTCTAATAAGTTGATGACCATCAGATATAGTAGTACCAGCGCCACCCATTAACAAACCGATAAGAGCACCAACTTTCATGTTCTGCTCTAGTTCTTTATCATTATTTAAAGCTTCATCAGGATGTAAACCCATCAGAGCCATATTGGCTTCTGCACCATATTGGAAGTTCTTAAAGAATGCATCCAGCAACGTCATCTTCTTGGGATCATACTTAGAACTTAATTCGTAATCTTTCTGAATTAAGTATTGTTGTCCTTCTTCTGTACCCTCTCCGAATGCTGTTACTCCAAGTTTAGTACCTAAACCTACTACAGTATTAAGTACATCTCTATACTTATTGGCTTTAAATACGTCTTTAGAAGCCATTCTGTATAGAGCTTTGTTTATTCTGTTATCTATAAACTTATCGGCTATGTTAGCAACCTTAGTAAGTCCAGTAGCTTTTGCTAATCCTTTACCTCCTTGTTTAAGCAACTATTTTGCTGATTTCACAGCAAGCTTACCTCCATAAGAGTATAAAGCCATATCCATGGCATCCCATACTCCTAAAGCCATGTTAGAAGTAAAGATATTATCCAGACCATTGTATGCACTAAGTTTGATATTCTCAAAATTAGGATCATCTGTTTTGATATTATACAAGAGCATATCTTCAAGAATCTACGGCATGGTCATTTCATCTGTATTAATCCCTCTAGCTTGTAGTTTCTCAATACCTTGGTCTAATATTCTATCTACATCCAGATTACCTGAATCCATTTGATTTACTATGTTATTCAAGTAAGCATCAAATACTTCGGCATTAGTTTCTTGAGTACGTTGATAATAACTGTTAGCTGCATTTAAACCAAACTCCCCAATAGCTAACAAAGCAGCTGAATAGGGATTTCCTTTCTTAGCAGCAGTTTTTGCAGCCATACTTACTAATCTACCAAGAGTAGCAGTTTCTACAGTAGAAGCAATTTCTCCTAAAGAAGAACCCAACTATGGTATTGCGTAAGGATAAGATTCTAGATCCCCCCAAGCAAATTCATTATTGTTTACTCTCTCTCTAAACTCTGGGGATATTTGATTAGGATCAAAGAACCAGCTACCTTCTTTTAATATACTTTGGCGGTCTTTAATCTTTTGTACTTTAAGTTCTTGAGATGTTATACTATCATCGTATACCTTCTGTAAACTGTTTATAATACCAGTTCTATCAGGATTATTCCATACACTTTTTTTAGGCTTAATATTTAATACAGCGTCCCCGTAACCAGCTTTAACATACTCTTCGTATGTTTCAGCTTTATTATCGAACATAGTAGATAGACTAAGCATAAGTCTATCCCATAATGGTACTTTCTTAGGATCTACTTGCAGCCCTATGGAAGTTGTTTTCTTTCCAGTAATACTGTTTGTTTCAAATCCATCGTAGTACAGAGGAGCTAACTTACTGTTACCTTTTATTAATAACTCATAAGTCTAAGCATTCTGATCCAAATACGTCTATAACTGGGTTGCTTCCTATGGATCACCTTCTCCTGTACTTTGTATCTGATTTAATTTTTGTAGTTTCTCTTCATAGTCTTTCAAGAACTCTATGCTTTGCATAGTACGTAGTTCTTTTCTGGCTAAATCACCTTCTAAGGATCTGATATTTGTTTCTACTGCTTTTTCTACAATAGACTACCCTATCTAACTATTGTATAGATCATAAGCTCCTTTTATAGCTATAAAAGGATTTGGAGCAAAAGGTGTTCCCCATGATCTGTTACTATCGTTTTTACTTTTTGTACTATCAGAATCATCATTCCTAGATATACTCCTAGTATATATATCCGCTAAATTAGAAGGTATATCATAATCATACTCCTATACCTACTATTTCCTCTCAGAAGTAGTAGGTATATTTTGCATGGTATCCATAGAACCATAAGTCATGGCGTTCATTTTGGGAGCGCCTACCATGAATTTGTTATCTTCCATATTATCTTAGATATCTGTTAGCTGAATCTTCCGCCTATAAATATTTTTCTTTAGTTCCAAGAGTTCTGACTTGTCGTTCGTAGTTGGCATTTCTGGTAATAGTAGCTTCATTATTACCTATCTATAGAGGATAGGCAGCATCAAACTCTACATACAGAGCGGAGTCATCCAATTTCTTTCTAGTTAACTTCTTAGTAGTTTCTCCTTTTAATACTTCTCCAGTTTCTGGATCATATTCTTGTTTGATCTCTATCTACTGTTTATTTATAATATCTCCCAAAGATACTACTTTACTACCGATTAACTTAGAGAAGTCTCCTTTACTAATTGACTAAAAACCGATATTTCTTAACTGATCTATAGGTATGTATACTTTACGTTTGTGGTATACTTCATTATTATCACTAAGTACTTGACCAGACCCTTTAACAATAACATCTCTAAATTGGTCGTTGTACCAAGCTTGTTGAATAGTAGCCATTGCTACAGATCTATCTTTCCATGCTTTCTTTTGTTTTTCGTCTGAAGCATTCTGCATATTACTCATTGTATAACCCAGGGCTCCGTTCTCATATCCAAGTAATCCAAACGTCATATCTGCACCGAGTGTCATACTAGCTGTACTATTGGTAAGCTTTGCATCTTTACCTAGAACTTCTCCACCACCTTCTACAAGTAGGCTAGTGTCTACTTCTTTAGATAGGGGTTGACTAATCATGTCTAATAGTTTCCTAGAAGCACTGTTTATTCCAGAAGATTTACTCAAGTTATTCCACGCTGTTTTGAGATTGTTACTCATATTCCTACTTGCTTTCTGATATACTTCAGAATTAGCTTGTCCACTAGCAACGGCTGATCTCTCTTCAGGAGTCAAACCTCCAAGAGTAGTTAAGTTATTTTGTACAGTAGTAGTAGCAAGTATTCTAGATAAGTCTGGTAATACTTGACTTGCTTCTGAAGCTCCAGCAGCCTTTGCCTTTAAACTATATCTCAACTGTTCTATGAAAGCAGGATCTACATCATACTTAGGTCTACGAGTTCTATCAATTTGTGATTGAGCTACCGCATTAATAAATTGAGATTTGGCAGCATTTGCATCACCGTTATTCATAGCTAAATACTCTTCAAAGTACTTTTGACCTTGTGGAGTATCAATTAAATCATTAAACTTAGCTGTAGCTACCGCCATAAGATCTTCCATATTATTACCAGTTACTACATATCTAGTGCCATTTACATAATCTGTACCTAAGAAACCAGGTTTCAGATCATTAAAGTAAGGAGTGCTAAGTTCATTCAGATTCATATAAGCTACCGGAATAATATCATCAAATATTTTACCAGTACCTAGAGTATCGTAGTTAGCTATATCTGACTTGTCCCAGCTGTCTTTGAGTCTACCTTCTGCTTTCATCTTAGCTCTTATTTGTAAACCTATTCTCTAATAGTCTGCACTTTCTTTTAACCGAGACAGAGCAGCATAATCTACACTATTTATTAGTGATTGTAGTTGAGCTCTATTACTAGCATCCTTCAAGTAATCAGGGTTAGACACCATTTGATTAATGGCATTCTGAAAGTCTTCTCTGCCAATAGTCATGTTATAATAGTTCTCTGTATCTACTCTGGAAGGTGATCTGAATTCTCCAAACTTCTGTAACTGTGTAGTAAATTGTTCTGCCGCTTGATCTACTGCTTGTTTTTGTGCCGCACCTATTCTGTATAATTCACCAAAATTGATAGGCACATAAGTATTAATAAACTAAGCCTATGCGGCTTGATCGTACATATTTGCTGCCATATTATCCTCTTCTAAATTGTTTCATTAAATTAATATAATCTCCAGATTTATAAGCGGCCTCTAAGAATGGAGCATACGCTTCTAGCATAGCAATATCTCTATTTCTTTGATTTCTCATAAGTTCCTTATTCTAGAAGTAATTGCTTAATTGTGATAATCCTGCTCTATTAATGTTTCTAGAAGAAGCTCTACTTCTAGCATTTTGATCTATGGATAAATTTCTAGAACCAACGAATTGTTGTCCAAGATTATTTAAAGTATTTGCATAATCACTCTTATATTGATTATCTATATTATTTTTCTGTGAATATAAATCTGATATAGCCTTGTCAGCAGCTATTTGACTCTATAGTCTATATGCTAAATTAGCTCCTGTGGTAGGATTATATTGGGAGGCATTATAATTTGATATAGCTCTATTTTCTCGTATAGCTCTCTTAGCTGGTGCAATATCAAATTTTCTACCAGACATTGTTCTTATAATATTATCAGCATACGGATTGTATACAGCTTCAAAATTTTCTGGACTTGCCATTAGATTTGAAAATATCGGAGCTATTTGTGATATGTTAGAAGTGATATCTCCTAAAATTTTTCTCCAATTATTTTTATCTTTAGGAGGGTTTTCGTTATTGTTAGCTTTTTTATTCTGATTATTTACTACTGTAGAAATTATAGGTTCATATGGTATAGCCTCATCTTCTACTCTAGATATTGTTTCGCTACTTAGATCTAGGTCATTGGTGATAGGTTCTATACTTCTAGCTACAACTTTGTTAATAGCAGGAGAAATTATAGGTTTCTTACTCGTAGAGGATAATTTTTTAGTATCCGGAATAGCTGTCGCCATGTTATAGGTAGTAGCTATAGGAGTGCTAACGGATATTCTTTTAGCAGTATTTTGTTGACTAGGAGTAATAGATGGAGTAGACGGCCAAACATTCTTTTTTAAGGAATTGTTTGAGAAATTTATATTATTAGCTTCAAACGTCGGTAAGTTGTTACCAAAAGAATAACCACTGACCAACTTATCTATGTTAATATTGGGTTGTATATCGTATATACTACCAATAGACTATCCTTTATATGGAATATAATTCCCAGTCTTGCTATCTCTTATATATTCTCTTCCGTTCCTAGTAATTATGTCACCGTCTGCTGCTGCCTATATACCATTCTTAACCTTAGATCTTTTATTCTTGGTTATCTCTTGAATAGTAAACAACTCGTCATGAATAGCCTAATCGTTCATTTCGTTAAGCATTGCAGAATTCTCTGCATATTTATCTTTACCTTTTGTCTTCTGTTTAGACATCAATCTTTTACCCATTTGTGCAAATGTTTCTTTACTTCCTGGTACTTTTAATGTATCACTCAATACTCTACTACCTTCCGGTAAATTTACTAAATTACTATCTGTTGGTTTTCCTTCCTCTGGAACTTCTAGTATCTGTCCTTGAGGTGTGTTAATTAGTTCTCCATCGTCTACATATGCCATGCTAGAAGGAATCTAACCTCCAGACTCCATAGTATACACATTTTGATCATAATCTTCATCCCATTCCTATTGAGCTTGCGCTCCAATACTAGCTCCGATTCTATGTTGCCCTGCTAAAGTTTTAGCAGCTTCGTACCTACGTTTTAAACCCTTATTACCAATAGCTCCTAGTATACCTGTGCCCAGAGTAAGAGTAGGGTCTTCATAGAATCCACCACCTGATATTTTACCCTTCTTACCTACTAATCCTGTAGCCAATCCTGCAGCACCGCCTACAATAGCTCCAACTGGACCAGCAACTGATCCCATCTGAGCTCCAGTAGCAGCACCTCCTATTACATTTTGTATTGATTGTTGTACTGCTTCTCCTTTAGTAGTAGCTGTAGAAGGACCGGCTAACATACTGGCTATATTAGTCATACCTCCTATTATATCTGAACCTTTACCTAATATATCTGTAATATTTATATTATTAGTAGGAGTAGATGTATTTCCAGTAGGTCCAAGAGATGCTCTTTGAGCAGCATTAGGACCGTACTTAGAAAAATTAGGTACTCCTAATAACTGTTCTGTCATCTAACGTTGCCAATCTACTCCACCGTATTGGTATTTCTTAATACCTTTAATTTTTCTTTTACTTTTCATGATTATACTAATGAGTATCTATATGTTGTATTAATATTTGGAAGATTGAAATTATGTTGATTATCACAATTAATAGTATAATCACATATCAAATATTTGCCTCTTAACCTACCAGGCAGTGATAATTCATCTTCATGAATGTCTTCTCTACCTATAGCAAACCTATAAGTATCTTCTCTATAATCTATAGCATATCCTCCAGTTAGATAGTTTTCCTATATAGTACCAACCTAATTCTTAGTAGTAAACTTTGCATCTATTAACATGCTATTTATATCTCTGAACTAGCCACTGAAGAAAACATTATCAAATGTTTTAGTTACTAATGGATCTTTATTAACTACATACTGTAACTTAGACTACATAGTATTTAACGGAAAATCTGCATTTTCCATTATCTTATTATTGTATATATACAATAACTTATCAGAAAATCTGAGATGAGCTTTAGGATTAAACGTATAAAATGAAGTAAACCTCTAAGTATATTCATTAAATACTAGTACTGCATTATCGAAGCACATCTGTACTTCGTTAAATTTGTTATCATATATGCTAGTACGTACTTGAATATCTGGATTATTATTCAAGTAAGTCTATACATTTTTTTCTTTAGATAACTTATGTATCCTATCAGAAAAAGAACATATCTCATTCTTATCCGTATCATACCAATATAGAGAAGCATCTGATGCTACTATACTCTAATCGTTAGATATAGAAGATCCATTATTGGTAGATACATAATCGTATCTAGTAAGGATTCCTCCAGTACCTAAAGTAAGAGTACTAACATTATTGTCTGTAATCAAAGATCTATCATTTACAGATGCTATTCCTAATGCAGAATCTTGCCAGAAGAATAACTTATCTCCGAAAGCTTTCATATTAGTAACAGGTCCGTATTGGCTATCTACTTCCATATAATTGGCAGGTTTAAACTGAGCCCAACTATCTGTAATCTCATTAGCCGTTTTAGTCTCAGAATAAATTATTTTGTTTGGCAACCTTAAGTTAGCCATAGAAGTAGTAGAATCTGCCACATACATCTGTGTACTAGGCTATAATGAGTATACATCGTTATATGCATAATACGGTTTAGTCTAATTAGAAAAACCTAAACTATGTATATAATTAGTTAAGTATGGATTAGGACAATTTCCTCTTTGTCTACTCATACTTTCACCATAAGCAAGATTTAGATTGATAGTAGTTTCTAACGGAATGTAGTCACTTAAACTCACTTTAGTTTGTCTACTATCATACTTTCCTCCTCCTTGCCCGTCTGCAATAGGTGAGCCAGTTCTATGATCTAATACTCCAAGATAGGTATCTCCCCCGAATACATAGTTAACATTACTATCTACTTCAGATATTAACTTATATGATGATGTGGATATATATGTAGAATTGCTTCTAGCATTATAATTATTACCTCCATAAGGAACAATTCTCCTTTTTATATTTACTACAGGAGTTGAGAAAGGAGTATGATTATAGAAATTTATCAAACTCTTAACCCCTTCTCCCACAGCTATCTTATCATCTACTGCAATAGAATGTTGTCTAGGAAAATAACCATCTAGTTCTACTACAGCGCAACTTCCAAAGTAACACATTTTTGCGCTAAGCCAATCAAACTATTCCTAGTTATTCCACATAACTCCAAAATTTAAATAGGAACGTGATCCTATGCCTCTATAGTAAGCTTGAATATTACCTAATTCTCCATTAGGTATAATAGGAGTAGTTATTGCTCTATTTATGTCAAATTGTATTCTATTTCCACCCTATAAATTCTGATAGTGAGTGATATACCTCTTCCCTATCATATTGACTACCATCTCGTCATCATCAGAACTATCCATATTAACCGCATTATAGAAGAATCCATCTTGTTTGAATATTGATCCTAAGAAACTTGGTTGAACGTAGGTAGTCTATGTGTTCATAGCATATGTCTGATACGGAGTCTGAAAATACTTAACAAATCCCTCTAACTTTATATTCTGGTTGTTTAATACAGGTATAATTCTAGTAGTGTTAGGCATTCTAGTGTCACACCAATGACACAAGTCTAGATAAGTATTGTCACCTAATTCAGATATAACTTCATCACCTGTAAAATCTATTTCTGGAGTTATTAAACTGAATATATTTTTAACTATACGATCCTAATTTAAATAAAGTTCTCCGTCTCTATAAGTAGTAGGTGCGTCATAGAAACTAACACCTCCACATATAGACACGTTAGTATCTGTAACTCCAAGAGGTATTCTAGGTCTTGTGTCCATTTCACTTTTTAGCCATGTACCTGTAGTAGCATTAGGCCAAGGAAATGCAGTAGTATCTGACAGTATACCCTACATTAATACAGTTCTATCTTCTGCTGTTCTTTTGCATCTTACTATTTCGTATGCCGCAGCTCCGTCCGGAAAATTCTTTATATTAAACTTAACCCCTATAGCTTTACCTATAAATTCCTATGTAATAGAATTAGTAAGATCTCCATTTACAAACTACATATAAAAATACCAAGGAGATACTTCAAATGAATGCGGGAATTTGATATCTGCTATCCAATAAACAGGACTAGCGACATTCTTATTATTAAAAAATATTATACCAAATCTGTATATTTCATCTCTCTAATACCCTTTATATTTTGAATCTATATAGGGGTCGCAATAATTAGGTATTCTTTGTTTTACTTCAGGGTATTTTACTACAATGTTACTACCATCACTAATCTGATGTATTATTTTTCCTTCATCCTATTTTCTAGGTACACTCATGAAATTATAATCTAGAGTAGTATCTAACATTATGTCTGTAGTTATAAACTCATAATCTATATTTAAGCCTGTGCCGCCTAATACTAGTGACTATTCTGAAGAAGACTTAAATTTATATTTTGAAACAGTATTATCATTAAGCTTATAATCTGATAAGTTTAATGGACATATACAATCATGTTTTTTATCTATGGATGATAATACCTACTTTAAAGTACTATCTGTAGGAGTAACAGATATACTAGATCCTGAATCAGCTGCCTATAATATTAACTTGTTACTTCCAGTAAATCTATACGACCTAGCATCATACTCTTCTCCATTTATCATTGGTTTCCAAGTAGTTTCTCTGACATCTGCAGCAAACAATATATTATCTTTTTTTTCTAGAGTAGCTACAGTGAAATCACTACCGGTATTAGCATTAAATTCTTCTATAGTTACAGTATTCAATGTTTTATTACCTAAATCAGTATATGTTAAAGAATTACCGGAAGGTAAATCTATTTCGTCAATAACATCTATATTAGCTATTTCGGTATTATCTACGTATTGTATTCTTACTATTCTACACTTGTCAAATAATCCAGAAACTACATTAGATAAATCAATTACAATATTAGCACTTTTGCCAGTATTAACATCTTTATTTACTCCTTGATATTCTGCAGAATCGGTAGTAGTATTACTGGACGTTAAGTGCATAGTGTTGCTAGCAGGAGCATACCCGGTACTAGAACCTCTTTCATTATATAACTGATAAGTGTACTATACTTGTCCAGATAATAACGACCCATTAGTTCCAAGACTAACTATTTTAGGAGCAACTAGCAATGTGCTTGGTATTATATCCAATGAATCTGGATTCTTTATATTACCTTCTTCATCTAATGCTGGATTTGTACCTTCAGAGTTTTGCACGTATCTATCGCTCATTATATTTAGTGATCTAATACTACTCTCTCCATCTGTAAAATACATTTTAATAATAGAATCAGATTCATAGTTAGCGACTATTTTTACTCTGCTAAATCTATTATAGTTAAGCCTCCCTTTTAATACTAGTGTGTGCTGTATTAATCCTTCTTCGTAACCTTCTACTCTATATATTCTAGTTATACCATATGGATCTGCAGTAAGTATGATACCATATTGATTAATTATGGCTGTAGCTAATACTACCTCGTCACTGTCCATGAAATCACCACCTTGTATCAATCTAGTGCTTTGTATATTCTAAAGTACTCCACTAGTACCGTCTTTATTAGTAAGGATACGTACATTCTCTGCATACCTGTATTGTGATTCTGGTATAGCAGTAATATCAATATCCAAATTCATCCCTTCGATGAAACTATTTGTCTAGAAAGTATTACTCATAACATTTCCTTTTAGTAATTATTCTAGTTATATATCTATTGTTCTTCACCCAAATGTTCAAAAAAGCTATCGTGTTCTCCTAATTCTGGATATAAACGGTTCCACTAATTTTGAATACTGTGAAGTTCATCTGGACCAGGCATCATAGCTTCAGCATAAGCCTACTTTCTATAGAAATTCCAAGATCTTTTAATAGAATAATAAATTTCATTTGATAGTTGCCCCTTTATCCATTTTGCGTATAGTATTTTTGTACCTATATAATACATTAACGCTTCTTTATATGAAGGTAAATCAGGTATCATAGGCATACTATCTTCATCAGTAGGTATAGCGTGATAAGATATTTTAACCCAACCACACGGCACATTAACAGTAATGTAACCAGGTTTAGTAGAGTACTGTAGACTGGTATTAAAAGTAGCCGGATTACCTATTATCAGTCTTCCGTTATTACTAGGTACAGTATATTGATTTACTAAAGCATCTAAGGTTTGTTTAATATTCTTATCACTATTAAGTATCTCTAAAGCTTCCTTATCATCATCTAGATTGAAGATATTCTTAACCAATGGAATCAAGGCACTATCTTGTACTAGCATTTTGGGATTGCACCCACTACATTTCTTATATATACCAAAAGAGTTAGTAACCTTTCTCATTGGTAACCAACCACAGCCATTTTCAAAAGAGAATGCAACTTGTCCCAATCTATAAAGATCACAAGGCAGTTTAGCTTGATAATTCTCAACTATTAAATTAGTTGTTTTGTGTTCAAGCTATTGTACTGCGCCTATTTTCTCCATACCTTCACCAATCCACTCTTTGATGTCTGTTATTTTAATTTCGTCTTCCTTTAAATCATAATCTGCTATAATTTTAGCAATTATTTCTTTAGATGTAGTTAATCTATCAATCATTGTAATACCTCCATTTAGAGCCATAAGCTGTTTTTCTTCTACCACGTAAACAATCAGATATGGCAGATTTATTGTTTATGTTTCCCGTATCTTTAGCAGCTTCAGTAATAGAACTGTATATTTTTTCTATTCCATCTTTATAAATTCTAACTATTTTAGTTCTTTTTGCATTGTCTTTTTTATAAGAAATATCTGTCTTATAATCATAAGACCATATAAATCCACCAATGCTTTTACATAATCCTGTGCAACATTTGTTTATTGTACCTGGAGTTACATTAAGATTTAATAACTTGACTGCTTGTTTCGAATTTAGAAAACACCCTATAAATTCTCCATCTTTATTATAACAATATACATTTTTACATCCTTTCCCTATTCTATTTTTTGTTGCTTTATCTACTATTTTGGGATCTCTTTTCTTTCCGTAATATAGATCATGCAATCTTTTCTTCGCTTGCTCCGGCATCTTATGCCCAGTGTTTGATGGATGACTTGCTATTTTACTTATGTTATACTCTGGATTTAAATCTAAATATTTTTGTTCTAAATACAATAAAGTATCTCTTACAGGAGAACATATTTCTAGTACGTTTACTTCAAAATTATATTCTCCATATTTATCATAAGCTCTTTGCAACGCGATGCTATGATGTTTCTACTTTCTTAGATGAGAACGATGCTGTATTAATCTATCATAAAAGTTATTAGTACTACCTATATAAGAATGACCGTTTAAGACATTCTTAATTTGGTATATTCCGGCTTGTTTTGGTATATCCTAAATATCACTTAATTTCCACGTAATCATGTTCTCTATTCTTAATTATTTGAGCTAATCTTCTTTTATTAGCTCTAGTTGCTACAAACTAATATCTTGTTTTATTAGTTAATAATGATTCCTTTTTAGACCACAAAAATCTGTACTTAAAATAATTGGAATGTTCATTAATAAAGTAAACAGCTTTGCCTTGTATAGCACTTTCATGATAGTCTATTCTAAGACTCTTATTGTCGAAGTTTTTAGGCTATCTCTTAACAATACTTAAATACCCTAATCTACATGGTAATCTAAATTCTTTACTATGCTCCATTATTTCTTCTACTATAAATCTAAAGTAATCTTCAACTATCTGTCTATATACTTTGTAGTCAACATCGTATACAGTATCTCTTTCTATATTAGATAAGTAGAACTAATAAAAGTCCATTATAGTATATGATTTCTTATTCATTATTGCTATTGTTTATATATGTTCTACATATCGTCATTAGAGTTATTAGTAGTATCCGCAGGCATCTTGGGCATAATATTCAGCTCTTTACTGAATATAAGATCTTTTATAGTAGGAATCATGTGTGCAGGTGCTGGATACGGTTCGTCTGGATCAAAGCATTCATTAGCATCTGCAGGATTCTCTAGTATAACATCAGCCTCTATATATTCTAACTGATTGTTACCTCCTTCTACGTATATACGACTATCTTTTAAGTAAGCAATATAATCCTTACATGTATATTTTCTATACTTCTAAAATTTCATTTTGGACTCACTACCTAACTATATCAGATTACCATACATATCCTTTACAGAAACTAGACCTGTTCTGAAGTGAAAGTCTATGAGTTTAGGTAACGTTATATCACTAACATATACAAAGTGGCCTGGTATACACTCTTTCCTTTCTAAGTGTATACATCTAATAGTTTGAACATACATGGGATTAATATCTCTACCCTTATCTATGTCTTGCTTAATTAGTAAAGCTCGGTAATTGTTAATCCATTGCTCTATCTATATTCTACTTATGTGTTCTGATTCAGAAACAGAACTATTGCGCAATTCAAGTAAAATATCATCAATAATAGTATTCAATGTGTTTAATTTCATAATGCATTATTTATTAAATATATCTATAACGTATTTTAAGGACTTTTTAGACACTTTATATGTAAAGTAGTACAATTGACAAGATATAGTAATAGCGTTTAAATAAAAGGCTTAAAATAAAAAAGGCTAGTATTAACTAGCCTCATTCATTGCTTTTTGCATATTCTATGGTAACATCTATTTCATCTAAGGTGGAACCATGTTTCCTGCTTGCTTTATTAATCCTTTTAACTCTGCAACTTGTTCTTGTAATTCTTTTATTCTAGGGTCTTCTTGTTTTATGTTTTCTTCCTAGTAATCTAACTACTTGAGTATTGCATCGCACTTATTCATCTCTTCTTCATACTTAGCTAAAGCCTCCTTCTTTGCTTTGTATTCGTTATAATTATTTTTTACCATTGTTATTATCTGTTGTTTATCAGTTGCTATAGTTAAACCTACAGTTCCATCTGTTATAATGGATTTACCTTCTTCTACAGATAATTTTTTCTATTCGCCATCACACCCTATTGTTATGTCTACTAATTTCTTTCTATTCTAATTAGGCAAAGGGAACTGTTGAGGAGGAAGTGGTTCATCATAAACCTTGGACACATTCATCACAGTACCTTTATAGTAAGTAGTACTTTTTTTGAATGTCCCAGTTATTTCTAATACATGTATAGGATCTCCTATATTTAATTGTGCAAATGTTATCATAATAAGTATTTATTAAAGGGCTCCGTTAAGAGCCCTTTTGATTAAAAATTACGCAGTAGCAGTAGTAGGCAACACTATGTGGTTTACAGTCTGGAATATACCATTTGCTTTATTGTAATAAATTAAATATCTATTTCCAGTAGAAATTTCTTCTGTAACCATTTGATCACCTGAGCCATTTATAAGAGCTCTAGCCCCTGTTGAAGTAGTAGTCGTAGGACTTACTTGATTAGCTGTTCTAGTTGAGTCAATACTTACTAGAGAAGCTGCTGTTACTGTTGATGCAGGAGTATTTACTATATTAAGTAAAAACATTCCTTCACATGGCATTTGTCTCCATATTCTAGGACATATACCATAAGTAACAGTATTATTGGTAGTATCAGTAGTAACATATATTGTTCTTAATGATGGTATACCAAAGTTATCTATAGTTCTTACTCTACTTCTGTTGAACGGATAAGGATTAAAATTGAAAAACATATTTACCTCCTTTTCTTAGCATCCACAACCACATCCGCCAGAGTAACCATAACCATTATAACCATAGTCTGAGAAGCCACCGTTACATCCGTAAGGATTACATGTCAGATATGCAGGAACCGGACAAGGTCTAATTTGATTAACGATATTAGCTGTCTAAGCTTGCTGTGAAGCAGCTAACTGCAATGCAGCTTTATCTTCACGAAGGCTGTCGATCTTGTTCTGCATTTCACGCATTTCAAGTTGACAGAATCTGTCATTGATGATTTGGGTCTGAGCATCTATTTTAGCACCCAGTATATTGAACTGAGTATTAGCATTGTTTGTCAAAGTATTAGTTTGATTTACAATAGCTAACTGATTTTCATAACCCTGAGTAGTTATAGCATTACGAACATCGCAGCAGCAAGAAGCCAACTGAGATGCAAGGCTTGCATTACCGCTCTGGATAGCGTTGATTACTTGTGCACCTGTCAATTTAGTATCACAAGCGATCTGGCTAACACTAGTATTAATAGTGTTCAGTGCATTCTGTACTGCATTAATATCACAATTCAAAGTATTAGACAAAGTAGCGATAGCTTCTTTGTTACCATTGATTGCTTGCATTAACAAGTTAGTATTAGCATCTGTGTTCAGCTGAGAAGCAAGCTGTGAAGCTTCACCGCTTCTGTTACCGAAGCCATTACCACCCCAACCGCCCCAAACAAAGAACAGTAAGATGATCCAGATCCACCAACAACCGTTGCCACCGAAACCTCCATTGTTATTCATCATAGCCATGAGAGCTGCAGGGTCCATACTTTTATTACCATTCTGCATTAATGCAGCTAGACCAGCGTCAAAACCACGGTCTTGAACAATAATTTTATCTTCTAACATAATTGATTTTATTTAGGATTGATTTAATTTGATTAATATCTAATGTAGCGCACAGAACGACCACGTTTGAATTCTTCTTCCATAGGAAAGGATTTCTCTCTTTCTCTCTCCTTCTCAAAGTCTCTTTCATCGTATTCTCTGTCGTATTCTCTACGTCTACCATATGAAGATCTACCCATTCTACGGTAGTTTCCATAACGTTCCTCTTCGTCATCATCTTCGTACTTGCTGTAATGTCTTTCATAAAGATCTTCTTCAGCGTTTCTAATCTTATCACACATGACATAAATATAGTAGAACCACATCTTACCTTCATCTATATCTTTGTCACAGATCCAAGCTTTAGCTAATTCTACGAAGAACTTCGTATTGTTAGTGCCGGTAATGTTAACAATGACACGATAGTAATCAGAGTATACCATATTCAATGCAACGTACCAATCATATTTGTTTATCTTTTCATCTAAACGAATACCATATTGATTAGCTAATGCTGTAGTTTCTTCTAATGACCAATGTTGACCTCTTGTTCCGTCTTCATTTTCCATTTTATTTACAGCTTTACGAGCATGTTCTTCATTGAAATGAGGACCGTGTTCAGCTTCATAAGCTTTTGTACGGATTATTCTATGCATATTATTATTGATTAATTTATGTTTATAATAATAGTTTATTTGATTTCTATTATTCTGGTATCAGTTACTTTGATAAGTTTATTGGAATTATCTATAGTAAATTTGCGAATTTTATCTTTTTTAAAGTCAAAGTGAAAGAACCTGGACAGCCACGATTTGTACTAATTACGATACACTTTTTTTTCTTCTATGAACAATGTCTAAGCATTCTTCAAATCTAATGTGACTGATAAGATTGAATCTTTTCTACTTACTATGATTGTCGTTAATTTATTGAGTTTTAACTTCTTACTAAAATCTGATTCTTTTGTTTGGATTACTGTTTTGATTGAATCCTTTACTTCTGTATTGATTACTTGAGCTTGTACCAGGTTCTTATCTTTAACTTTTAATTTCTTTTTGGTTTCATTAAGCTATTCAATTATACTGTCTTTACTACATTTTAACTAATCTATAGTAAGCTATAATGTTCTGTTAGCCTAATCTTTCTTGTCAAATAGAGATTCATAGTAACTAGTATTATTAACTAGCCTAGCTATCTCTGCATCCTTTTTTCTCAGTTGGTTGTACATAAAAAAAGCACTTACCGTTAGAATACATATGAAACTTATGGTAAGTGCTTTGAAATTTCCTTTCAACCAATTAACTACTGTGAGTATTGCTGTTATTATCATTATTGGTATTTTTTAAATCATTAATGTCAATATCTACTCCGAGATATTTCTCACCTTTAGATTTGATAACCTTTCCTAAAACTTTTTCTATTACTTTACAAATCTTGCAATCTGGATGTAAATCTTTCATAGATTCAAGCCAAGATATAAACTCTGTTCCACATATCATACCAGATATAAACTCTACAGTATGCAAATCTATAGAAGTAACTATACTAGTATCTATTACATGTGCTCCTGCTATCAACAGTACAGCCTCAAATAACTTATTTATAGTCTTCCATAATTTGTAGGACTCTATCTACTTATGACCATACTTACGAGAAACTTTATAACCAAGGATTACATCTACAATGATAAATAAACATACGCAAACAACAGTTACTGAAATTGGTGCAAAGTAGCTAGTGATTCCCGCTAGTATTCCAGCAGATATTTTTTGTGCACTGCTGAACATACTTTTTAATAGTGTCATAACCGGATCTCCTATATTGTGAATCATAGCAAGTGTTTTGAAAAGTAAAACCCTAGCTGATAATTAGTCTGCCAGGGCTGATAATATTGTTTTGATATACTTATAAAACGTATATATTTATATATAGTTTCTTAGTCTAATTATTCTTTAATATATTCTAATAGCTCTTTATATTTAGACATTTTATTTAACAAGTTACGTCCATTACAGTATTTAATCCAACCTATATAGCTACATATTTTTTGCTTATATGTATCTTTATCTAGGTTCTATTTTTTATTTAACTTGTTTATCTTTTTGCAGAATCTCTTTTTTATACGCTTTCTTAATAGCGTATGAGTATGAAATACTCTATATCCTACAAAATCTATACCTCTCGAATCTACCTTAAATATCTACCAATTATCCTTAAAGTTTAACTTTAATTTATTATTAAGATAATCCTGTATGTCATAGAATAAATCTCGTAACTACTACTTATCTCCACCTAATATTACAATATCATCTGCATATCTAAAGTAGTATCTAACTTTCTTTTGTTCTTTAATCCAGTGATCTAAATAAGTAAGATATAAATTAGCAAAGAACTAGGATAAGTAATTACCAATAGGTACTCCCTAAGCTGATTCTATTATTTCATCTAGCAGACTTAATAGTCTTTTGTCTTTTATTTTTTTCCTTATTATTGTTTTTAATATATCGTGATCTATAGAAGGATAGAACTTTCTGATATCTAACTTTAAACAGTATTGCGTATTTACTTCATCTTTTAAAGCAAATTTAACATCTTTTAAAGCTTTGTGTATACCGCGCTTTCTAATACAACTATAAGTTCCTTTTACAAATGCAGATACCCATATAGGCTCCATTATATTCATAATTGCGTGATGTACAATTCTGTCAGGATAGTATGGTAGCTTAAATATTTCTCTTTCTTTTGGTTCATATATTTTGAAAACATAATATTCAGAAGTTTCATATTCCCCATTTATTAGTTTTCTCTGTAGATCTAAAAGTAACTTGTCTTTGTTCTTATCAAATAACATTACTTCAGGTCTATGTGATTTCTATCTTCTAGCTCTTTTATCAGCCTCATATAAGTTATCTAAACTTACTATTTTATCAAATAAATTATTGTATCTTTTCATCTGAAATCCTATTTCGAGTTTTCACAAAGTTACTAACACGAAGATTTTAATTAGTCATTTTTTACCTAGTGGTAAAGTCTCCTCTAACAGTTTTTTCATCTTATTATTCAGATATGTTTTGTTAAGGTTTCAGTGTACTGACATTGGCATTAGCATTGCTAAGTGTATTGTTAGAATTCAAATTGAGTAAACTGGAATTCGTACTATTACTAGTGTTACTGCTTAATGACAGAGGACAACTTTATCTATATTTAAATTACGGTATATAGATTAACCGAGTACCGACAGCGGCATCAACATAGCCAAGCGTACTGTCAGAGCGCAAATAGAGCAAACCGGAACGCGTACCATCACCAGCGCGACCGCCTACAAATAAGGTTCTATTTGAAGTGCTATTATTAGTATAGTTATAATCACACCAGTATGTAGTAGCACTTCCTCCATATGCCTCATCAATTGGTGGAAACAAATCAAATGATTCATTATAGATGAGTCTCTTCTTATAACCTTCATTAGTTACAGTACTACATTGTAAGTTATAATCTGAAATGTTAGTCGAACCAAATTTGCTTACATCGGTAGTAACATAAACATCATTTTTCGTAGAAGTTGCATTATAATGTATAAGTATGTCTATACAATTTTTCCATACATGACCAAATGGATTCTCTATTCCTCTATAAGTAGGAACACTATAAGTCTTCTGAGTAACAACTCCCTCTGCATCACTGCTATCAACAGTAACTGAAGTAACTCCTGTAGAATTACCGTGTTCATCAGTACTACCACAGGGTATGAAGCTATATTTATTTACTCCATTCACTTGTATACTACCGGTAGTAACACCTTCTCCTAGACCTCCCTGATGATAACCTTCTGCGGTTAATTCAGCATTAAATGCTTTTTGAGAATTAGTACAAGCATATTCTACTAAATATAGTATAGTAAGTACCTTGTGTGCATTATAGGTATATATATTCCAATTGGTACTACCGGCCTTATTAGCCCTAGCTCTTTGTTGCATTGTGGTTCTTGCAATATTAACCGAAGGAGTAATATTATCACCTTTAATAGATTTATATACATCTTCAACATTAGATGCTTCGTATGCTGAAATATAGAACTTCTCTACGTGCTCTACTCCAGGTATCATGGGATCTGCAGGATACAAATTTAGATATACAGTATTGTCATCCTTCATACACTTATACCAAAACTCAGGTATTTCTACCATAGTATTTAAAGTCATATCTCTATCAGAACCATCTTCATATTTAGTTCTATCGTCTGCTTTAAGATATTTAACCACACCATCGGCAGTAAGTGTACATGATTTCATTTTAGATTGAATCGGTAATTCTTTATGCCAAGGCATATAACCAATTCTAGTCAAAGTAGTACTTTGAGGTTCTATAGGGAAACTAACCCCATAATAATTAGTAAATACGTTAGCGTTTCCTAAACGGACAGCTACAATATTTTTATCTCCAAGTTCCATAATTATTCGTAAATTAAGTATAATGTTTTAGAATTTTTATTAGGTAATGAGTTATATTCTGCTTGAGTCATAGTAACTATATTGTTAACAACCTCTGATGATATACAATTAGTTAAATCTACAGTTTCTGATAATTTATCCCATTCTGCTGGATCAGCATTAATGCATACGTAATTAGCCCCTGTATCGTCCACGTTGTATACATCTCCGACTACAGATACCTCAGGTAAAGAATCAAAGTCTGCTACAGTACCTTTCACTCTATATACAGATGCTACCTTAGCGTCTACCTATTCCTTATTATAGGTATCAGACTTATCTGCTTTGTTATCAATCTTCTCTTCTAGTTGTTCTATTACTTCTGTATCTCCACTAATAGGAGCCCAACCAGAATTCTTATAAACTTTAATTACAGCACCTGTTGGATCTTCTTTTAGATCAATCCAGTAATTTACTTCCTTAGGATCTGGAGCTGTAACACTAGCTTTAAAATTTATGTTTTCTTTCATTGTATATGTTATTTACTTAAGTTTATGATTAACTTATCTGGATATCCAACAGTATAGTCATAATTGTTAATTTGTTCTTTACTGTTTAGTTTTTTAATGTTGGCTATATGTTGTTGAGTAGTATTATAACATTCAGATGCATATAACTCTATACTATCCATTATACTGTTAAATTGATTTAATGGTATGATAGTCTTATTATTATTGTACCATACAGTTATATCTGCTTCCCCGTTAGCTTTTTTGATATTGGCTAATTCTCTTATAGATAATCTCTCCGTTTTATTAAGCCAAATGGAAGTTCCATCAATAATTACTGAATTAATAATATCTGATTTGTCATACCGCTCTATATTCTATATAGTTATCTTCTTTACTTCGTCTATAGTAGCTACGTAATCTACAGCTACAGGATACCCACTTTCATTTTCAGATATTAATTTACCTTGAGATTGAGCAAATAATAATTCCTACCAATATTCTTCTGTTATTTCTACCGCTCCGTCTATCGGTTCACAATAAAAACCTTGTTTCCAGTATATTTTATTACTTATATTCTTCATATTATCTTTTCCATTTACCTATTGCTATATAACTTACAGGTTGTGTAGTATATGCTGCCGAAGTACTCATATCTGCTTCTGTCGCTCTATACGTGAAACTAGACGCGTAAACCTATGTAACTACTGCACTATACATATTACGATAAGTACTATTATTGGTTTTGAACGAAACCATCACAGTCCACGGAACACTATAAAAACCAATAGGAAACGTTACAGTTTTTAACTCCGAAGAAGCACTAGGCGTGTGTGTACCCCAACATATCTATAGTCCGTTTATAAATCTCTAATATCCATCAGTATTAAATCTACTGCTTTCGTTCCAATTTTTCATACTAACGACAGCCTGATCATTAGTAGTAAATCCGCCACCAGCGTAGTCTTCAACATTAAATACTTCAGATATACAATTTCCTTGATCGTCTATAATGGAAGCATATACTGCAACTCCATCAGACAAACCTCCGCTGTCTAAATCAGAGTTTGCTATAACCATTGGAAATGTACCGTAGTCACCCTAAGGGTTACCATAATATAAGAATTGATACTCGTTTAAATCTCCATCATTATTTATTTTTTTTAGTATGGCAACATCTGCACTATTAAGAGTGACATAAGTACTTCTACCTGTCTTAAATAAATCATTAGTAGTAAATATTGCTACTTTACTATTAGCAGGATCACCTTGAGGTCCTTGTGGTCCAACATCACCTTTATCTCCTTTATCACCTTTGTCCCCCTTCGGCCCAGTAGGACCAGTATCTCCTTTGTCTCCTTTCGGCCCCTATTCTCCTTGCGCTCCTGTATGACCTTGAGGTATACCAAATCTGAATGTTCTGGCACTAGCTGTACCACCCATTGTTACTGTTGCTTCTGAAGTATATGGTAGAGTAACAGCAGATACTTCTGTAATAGTTGCAGCAGTACCGGCATCACCTTTAGGTCCTTGAGCTCCTGTATCTCCCTTGGGTCCAGTTGCACCTCTAGAAGGTTTACCAGTATCAGTATCCCCTAAATACCAGTTACCATTAGAACCAATAGTTGGTGTTATACCGTTCTCACCCGGATCTCCTTTATCTCCCTTAGGCCCTGATGCAGATGCTGGTATGTTAATTGTTTTAGCTGCAGATCCATCCCAAGTTCCTGTTACAGCTCCAGTAAATGTCAATGCATATGGAGTTGGTAGTTTATCAGATGACGTAACTAATTTCTTCCACGAGTTCCAACCGCTATTGGATAACGAACTTCTAAAGTATAAATTGTCTACATTACCGTGTGATAAAGCTATTTGCAAAGAATTATTATTACTACTACCTGGCAATGATGCAGTATTATCAGTTATCTAAAGTATATTACCTTTTTCTCCTGTTATTGGTAACTGTCCAGTGTTGTCTCTATTATAATACCCAAAAAATGAACCGGTTACTTGATCTATGTTATTAGGAGCTAAAAACCTAGTGAAATCAAATACTGATTTAGTAACTCCAGAACCTGTTAATAACTAATTACCATCTGAACCAGATACTACATAACCGGTTGCCCATAATCTAGATGAAGAGTCTCTCTATGCTACAGAATTAGCAACAGAAGATGAAGAGAATGTAGGTTTATTAGTTATATTACTCCAAGTTAAATCATCATAATAGGCTAAAGCTTTCCATTCTGCATCTGCTAGTGTTCTAGTAACTCCATTGAAATCACTCCTAACATACATTCTTACTTTCGATAAAGTACTCTATCTTAAATCTGGAATATAAAACTGAGTAACACTAGTACCACTAGTAAAGCTCAAGAACTACCCATAGTCGTATGATCCGGTTCCTAAATCATCTGCGTTAGTATATCCTATAGCTTCTATGTAACACGTATCTGCGTAATTTTTGCTTACGTTACCAACACTTTTTGCATATCTATTAGAGTCTTTACCATCAAGTAATTGAGCATTAAGATTAGTAACCAAATTAGTATTAGTCATAGTACCACCAGATAAACTAAGTTTACCAGATAATCCACTATTCAATTCTGTCTTAGTAGCTAACGCACTAGTATCAGGTATAGTAGGTTTATTAGTTAAATCATTATAGTTACCAGAGAATTCAATAATCTCAGACCATGCAGCATTTCTTCTACCATATTTTTTATTATCCTTTGGTGCTTCACCTACTTCTCCAGCTCCTGCTGTAATTTCAATGTTACCAGATCCAACTAAAGATTCCCCATTAACCGTCTTTATGTTAGTACCACTTATAAGTGTGTTTTGTTTCTATGAAGCTAGTGCGTATATTTGACCTACTAGGTTATTCTCTACCTCTGTAGCTCTAGCAGTTTCTGCTTCTATTGATCCTATCAACTGCTAATTAGATTCTTCAAACTCTGATCTAACAGAATTAATAGCTGCAGCTACACCTATTAATTTTACTCCATTAGGGCCTACAGTTAAATATGAATCTGATGTAGAGTCTATAACTACATTAAATTTGTTAGATGCAGCAAGTTGTAACCCATCTCCAGCAGTATATACATCTACTAAATCCCCTATGTTTACTCTTACTACAGAATCTCCATCTTCTGCTACAAAAGTGAATACTAAACTAGTAGTATTCGCATCATATACAACTTCTTTAAGGAATCTATCTTTAGGTATACTAATTTCTCCAGCATTAACAGAATCTACCATTAATGTGTAATGCAAGCTATTCTACTAATCCTAGATCAGTTCTACTGATGCTACTTTACTATTTTGTAGATTAGTTATTAAAGTGTCTTGTGCGTCATTACGATTCTTCTCAGTAGTAATTTTATTAGTATTAGCATTTTCTGCATTAGTAGCTCTGGTAATTTCATCAGTAACCCTTTGTCCTAAAGCATTATCTGCGGCTTTGTATGCAGCCTCAACTTCATCTATTCTATCAGAAAGACCACTATCACTACCAATTGATTCTTTCAATTCTGTAATAGATTCTTTAACATAACTATCTAAGGAATATACAGAACCAATTATTTGATTCTCTGCAGTTTGTGCTCTACTTATTTCTGTATTAATAGCATCAGTATTCTTTGACTCAGCAGCTTTAGCTCTATCTGATTCATCTTTAATAGCTTTAGCATTAGTCTCTTCAGCCTATTTAGCTCTAGCTATTTCATTATTTATTTTTTCAAGATTATCTGCTTCTGCCTGCTGAGCTCTTGCTGTTTCTGCAGACACACTATTCTATATGTCTCTTTCTGCTTGAGTAGCTCTAGCAGTCTCTTCATCGAGTTCTGTTTTTAAGCTATTCGTACTCTGGTTAATATCAGATTGGTACTTCTATAAATCTTTGTCCCAAGTTTGATCGGTATTGACTATCTTAGGATCTGTAGTATCATTAACCAGGGTACCATATATTTTAATGTTTGCCATAATATATTTTATTCTTATCCAATTGTAAAATCAAACGTTCCAGCATTAAGCTACCCACTTGTACGATAACATTTGTATGTACCTTTGCTATCCACAGTTACTGAAATAGGATTTTCCATGGGAACTCCAAATCCAGAAGATGTTACTTTAGATATATTAAAATTAGATGGTACGCATAACCACACATAATCACCTTGATTTACATTCATAGAATATGTTCCATTTGGTGAACTCTTGATAGGCTACTTAGTAAAGCCTGTTATATCTGTAGAAGTTAAACTGGTTTTTGGAGAATGACCAAAAAACATAGGGTAGTATGCACGAACTGTTGCAGTAGCTGATTTTTGTACTTCATTACTTATTATATCTACTCTATAGACAACACTATCACTAGTAGTATCAAGATTATCTGTGATGCCATTAAGATTATCTATTGGAGTATTATGTATAACTACAGAATCTCTTTTAAGAGTTACACTCTATGGAATAAAAGGTTCATTGTTAAATAAGAATCTACCAGCCATTTTAATAGAAGTAGAAACTCCTTTTTCGATTATAGTGGGAGAAACTGAAAATCCTGAAATTACTGTAAATTGATTATACAGTACTTCCCATACTTCTTCGTGTCTACCATCTGCGATCTATCCATCTAGAACCTTAATATTATTTATTAAATCTTTAGAATTACTAAGATAATTAGTATCTGATAGATCTGGTAGATTTCCATCACCAGTAATACCTATAATTCTATTGGTATTTGATAATTGTGCTCTGGTTGCGTAAGTATTCTAAGCCTCTTCTTTAGTAAGATATGGAGACAAATCTATAGGGGCTTGATATTCTCCCATCAATTCCCAATGATTATTCACATATATGTACTCTTTCCATATATTACCTTCCTCTCCGTCTTCATCTAATACCAAATATATTTTAGTAGGATCAATATCTTCAGTAGGTAATTCAAGTACTACCTTATATAAAGTTAAGTCTACTATACAAGATATTACATTATCAGATATATTGATACCAGCACCGGCTACTAACTTATCTTGTTTACCTTGTTTTAATGACTCTATATCTTGATCTACAATAGCTATTTGACCCTCAATAATCTTAATCTTCCCATCTACACGTTCTTCGTATGATTCTAATTGCTATTGTACATATTTTTTAATCCTTTCTTCAAATTCTGGCAGTGTACCTTCTAATACTCGAAGAGTTTCCCAATACCCTTCCGCATTCCAAGTTTTAATACTACCACCTAGAGGATCAGTAGCCAGATCTACCCAATACATTACTTCATCTGGATTAGGCTAAATATCTGTTGCTCTAAAGTTTACAAATCTTACCATTTTTCTGTGCTTATTAACTATTTTTTAACTGTGTATAGTGCTGGCATTTCATCAAAGTTTTACTCTCATTTACGCTCTTGCGAGGAACAAGGTTACGCTTGTCTATCTCCTCCTGAGGGACATCTTGCAAGTCAATTGTTGGGAATACTGTGTAATTCACTTCAGGAGGTACTGGAGTTGATATCTATAGTTTCCATTCCCCCAACACCACAGCTCCTAAATCTGTATATAAATTTATTCTAATCCAAGAATCTTTGAACTCTGATAGATCTATCTTATTAGTATTAGAATAATACCTAATAAGCTTACTATCTCCATTAGCAATTACCTTTACTTCTATTATTCCGGAATACTTAGCAGGTTCAATGGCAGTATCTTTCTATTCCACTAACTGACCATTCAGACTTGGAAATACGTAATAAGCCTGTGGGTTAATAAATATAGGATTATATAAAATTGTTTTCATCTGTATCCGCCTTTGTGTTACTTAATAGTAATAGTAATTTCTTCTCCGTTTTCTACTGCTTCTTGCATCTTAGCATATAATGCTTTAAATGTTACAGTACTTTCCGTTACTTTACCAACTACGTTATTTTTTCCTACCAATAAACATCCATCTGTATCCGCCTCTGTGTTACCTATGTGAATTAAAATACCATTGAAACCAGGTACATCTAATAATCTAGGTAATTTTCCATTACAGAATTTATATTGTTTATATTTACTAAATTTAGGAGACACAACATCTAAAGTAACTTTATATGTACCAGTAGGTATCGCAGTCTTACCATATACTTTAATCTTCTATATATCCTCTAGCGGAGTATCTTGTGTAAGTCCTCTATCTGTATCTTCAAGAACATTGCAGAATTTAACGCCATCTATATACATATTACTTATAGTATATGTACTTCTTTTAGCTATTCTTTCTGATATTATACGCATAACTTCAATGATAATATTATACCTACTTGGATTGCTTGACCAATAATACCACCTATCATAGTAGCTATCCAGTCTAACCAATCCCATTTACCACCGTGTTGTTTATCTTTAAACTCCATACCTGTAGCCAAACCGGCTACAAATAATATAGTGAACAGAGCACCTGGTAGTATTGCATACTTCAGGTGCTTCATTCTATTACTTTCTTTTAACCATTTAATTTGCATATCTTGTAGTTCTAGGTTGAGCATCATATACTATACTACCAAGTAAATCTGCAGCAAGATTCATTCCAAATTGTTTATCATCGTTATCAATTTCGTTTACTCTTACTATTACATATTGTAACATAGTATATATTGCTTCTAACAATTCCCTATCACTGTATTCACTCAGCTTGTTGGTCATTGTTTTCAGAATTTATAATTTCATCTAACATAGGTATTACAGATTCTTGAACTATAGCTAAGAAGCCGTTAGATACTACACCTTTTATAGAAGTTGCAGCATCTTTGTCAAGTTCTACTTCACCATTATCATAAATGTCCTTAGCTAGTTCTAATCCTTCTTTACTTATAGCAGATCTATAAAGAATTTTACCTAACTCTTTTGACATATCTATATTCTCTTCATTACCCTCAATATCTCTAATAACTATATTTTTAAAATCTATTTTCATAATTTACATATTTAGTTAATAATAATACTGAACGTTAATTTGAGCAACAGGTCCTGCAATAATTACAGTCTTTACAATTTATTATGTTACACACTTTAACTAACTTTAAAGGTATATCTTTATCTATCTGTCTATTAATTCCACAGATCATAGATTCTAGCATCTATCTATCTTGAACAAATTCTACTTTAGTAAGTAGAAACTATAACTCATTAGAGCATATAGCAGATACTACGTCTCTGTTATTATACTTTACAGAGTATAATAGTTTATTATTTACGTAATTATTTAGATCATTCATAATTATATTTGTTTCTAGAAATCAGACCCATTTTCAACCATCCAAGCAGGACAATTAAATGGAACAACAGTACTACCAGACATTACATATCCAGAAGCCATATTAGTGTATTTAAGCTGTACAAATTTATTAGGAGTTAATGTTATTATACTTAAACTTAATGAACCGTTATATAGGAATTTACCTACTCCTCCGGGTAGATTACTTTGAGAATTTTCAGTTACTATCCTAAGAGCATAATTACCGGTACCAGTAGTAGAAGTATAAAATATATATAATGACATGCCTTCGTAGGCGTCATTAAAAGGTAAAGATATGGTATAATCAGTAGCTCCAATATCATCTATTACCATTAGCTGTTTATTAGATGTAATATTAGGTCTATATACTGATGTGCTACCAGTTAGCTATGAGTAGTATAACTTATCATATTCCTCAGCACTTCTCATTCTTATTACACCTTTATTCATATCTACCTATCCAGTGACAGCATTAACCATGAAGTTAGGAATAAACACACTACTTATATAAAATTCAAACGATACGCTTAAAGATCCAGTACCAAATTGCGCTATTTCTATAGATGTAGTATAGTCTCCTCCACTGCCAGCTTCACTAGCCGGTAAAGTATATTCTACTGTAGAACTAGTTATAGGCATTTGTATGTACTCTAGATTACCATTCTTAATATATTTATATTGTAATTGTACAGTTGCCGAAGGATAAGTTTTTACTCCTTTAACTTTTATTTTAAATTCAGGTGTCTATTTAGTAGTACTAACTATATCTGTATTAACTCCCCACATCATAGATACAACAGCATTACGTACAGTTACTTTATATGTCTCTATTGATACTTCATCTACCCAGTTGGAATCTGAGGGCATGGTGAAATGGTTAGTAAAATTAACAATATTGTTAGTAAAATTCTAATAATTACTAGTAGCATTTCCTCCACCGTCAACTCCTTCTTGGCTAAACATGTAATCTCCATTGAATATAAATTTACCCATGCTGCCACCATCCGCAATTAATATTTTAGTGAACAAGGCTTCGTATTTATCCATTAAGATCCATGTAGCATTACTGCCATTGGTGTTCCAATCTTGTTCTGGAGTCTTTCCAGTGCTAGTACCTAACCAATTACCGTTTTTGTTCATCACATAGTACTCATCATTAAAGAACACATATGGTGCCTTTTCATCAGTACAGGTATATGTCTTACTGTCACTGTAAGTACCTACTGGATATATTATCCTACCTTTATTACCATCAGCTCCTACCCACTTAGTCCATTCATAGACTTCATAATCTGTACTTTCTACAGGACTGGTCTTATTATATGCTATACCAATATATTTAGTATATCTATTAGGTGTGTCATATATGTCAGCGTCAGAAGTAGGTTCGTTATCTGAATATTTTATCCAAGTGTATAATGTTGCTCCCGGTTCTCCGTCCTACCCTGTTTCACCACTTATTCTTACAGGAGTACTCCAACTAGATTCCAATGTATCATTAGGAGTTATAACAGCCATTATCATCCATAGCGTTTCTATACTCTCATCCACAGAAGGTACTGTAGTATTCCATCCTGCCGGATTACGGACCTACTAAGGAGTACCAGGAGAATAACCTGTAGTCACAGCTTTGAATCTAAATTCAGTATACTTACCGTCTTGAGCTACTCCATCTTTACCATTTAATGGAACTACCTCTCCCCAAACATGTACACTATTAGTTTCTCCGTATACTAAACCTATACATTGCCACCATTGCCCCGTAGAAGAATCTGGAAAGTCAACCCAACCGTCTAATCCTCCAGGTTGAGGAACTCTAAAAGTAGGTTTATCTGGCTTAGTGTTTGACTACTTATATACGTAAGTCTTCCAATTTGGAACTGTTCCAGGTTGTCCGTCTTCACCATCCTTACCATCTCTAATGACATATATAGTTTCTGTATCTACTGTCACTCTATTGCCTGATCTCTCATCATATAAAGTAAATGTCACCTGAGCTGTAATAGAACTACTAGCTACTACACTACCTATTGAGTAGTTGGCCTCACCTCCATTATCTACTTTGTATGTGAACTTATATCCAGTTGGAGTAGTACTTAAAGTTTTAACAGTATCACCTTCTTTTAATTGAAGATCACACCAAACTGAGTTTACTTCATTGCTGTCATCTTTAAATCTATGAATAGCGTTTACTGAAGGTAATAAAGAATATACTTTTGCATTCTCTCCATCTGCACCTGGTCTTATCTTATTTATAGTGAATATTACATCTCTAATATATTGAGTACCGTCATTAGAAGCTTTAACATTCACAGGAATTCTTATAACATCTCCAGTAGTAGAAGATATGCTTGTTACTGTAATTACTCCTGTTGATGCATTTGCACTAGCAGTTATTCCTTCTACAGATCCTACAGCCAAACTATCTAGTACTAACTTAGTAGTACCATAGTACATGCTTACTGTAGTAGTTAACGGCAATCCAGAAATTACATTACCTTTAGAATCACAAGCAACAGACTACATATCATTATCAAAGTCTGTTACTAATCCTCCTACACCATCAACACCATCCTTACCATCACTTATTTTGAATACAGTTTCTTTATCTACTAGAGTTTCTCCACTAGTAAGTAGGAATGTTACTTTTTTATCTATAGAAGTAACAGATAAATTCTAATCTATAGTATAGTTTTCTGCTAAGTCTTCGTCTATTACGTATTTAAATTGGAATCCGGAAGGAACAGAAGTGAGCATAGTAGTAACTTTTCCTTGGGTCTTCTTAATCCCACAGCTGATAAACTTAACATCAGCTACTCCTTTTTTGTCCACATGCATAGCATCTACAGAAGGCACTAAAGAATATAATATTGCATCTTGACCATCTGCTCCTGGTTTAATTTTATTAATAGTAAGATAAGTAGTTCTTTCTATTAACTCATTGTTCCATATGCATGAAGCGTCAATAGGTATACGAATGTTAGTAGGAGCTGAAGGAGTTATAGTACTTACTGTTATTATACCAGTCTTTCTATCTGCTGTAGCTGTAATTCCATCTACTTGACGTACACTTAAAGAACTAAGATTCAGTTCGGTAGTACCATAATACATAGTCAATTTGGTAGTAACCGGCAATCCAGATATTACAGCCCCTAAATTATCTGTAGCTACCGATTGAACTTCATTGTCCAAGTCTAATACGATACTACCTAGTCCATCTAAACCATCTTTGCCGTATTTAGCCCATAGTGAAGGTCCTGTATAAGCTCTCCATCGTCCTCCTCTAAACTTTCTTTGACATACCCATTCATACTATAGTTCTTTAGTAACTCCTTGCGGGTTATCAGTCCAACCATCTCCTGGTATATATTCAATACCTTCGAAGTCTCCAGTTTCTTGATATGCGTCTGAATTAGTATTATTTGGAGTAGGATTATCAGGATCATTATTCGTAGCAGTTCTATAGAATATATATTGAACTCCATCTCCGTCCTATCCGTTCTCTCCCCACTTAGACCATAATGCTGGTGTACTAAATCCTCCCCATTTATTGTCTTTTTTGCTTCTGGTACTAACCCATTCTGCTTTTAATATAGGTGTTACTCCCTTAGGATTATCTGTCCAATTAAGAGGAATAAAATCATCTACATCTTCTCCTACAGGAGTTTCGGGAGCATCACCTACTCCTGAATCAGTTGTACGAGTATAAATAAATTCTACTGAATTACCATCAGTTCCAGCTGCACCGTCTTGCCCAGATATCTTTATAGGTTCTGACCATTCTCCTTGTATGTTAGGATTAGATGTAAACACTTTATTGGACATCCACACAGGTGGAGTTAATTCTTCGTCATTACTAGACCAACCTTCTGGATATACTATAATATTAGTGTCAGCATCCCATTCTCCTCCTACTGGTTTCTCTGGTTTTTCTACACTAGATTTATATGCGAACACCGTGTTATAAGTATCTCCAGGTTCTCCCTATCCAGGTTCACCTTGTGGCCCTTGTTCACCAGTTATTCTTATCGGACCCTACCATTCCTTGACTAACTCATTGTTCTCATCTATAAGAGCATTGATCATCCACATAAACTCACCTGGAGCTAATGTAGGTGGAGTATCTTCCCAACCAACAGGATTTCTACTAGTTTTATTTAATGCTGGTATTATATTTATGGATACACTCTTAGAATATTTGAAATCCATATAGGTATTAGTTTTACCGTCTTCAGCTGTACACTATACAGGGTCAGACCAAGTGGCTACAGTATTTGTACTACCATCTACTAAACCCATAGACATCCACCATTTACCTTCAGCGCTAGGACCATCAAACCAACCGTCAATACCAGATACTCCAGGAGTAGGGGTAACAAAAGTAGGTTTAGATGGCTGCAATTCTGCTTGCTTAAACACCCATGTATTCCAATTTGGTTTCACAGATTGCCCTGGTTTTCCATCTAATCCATCTTTACCAGGAGGCCCTTGTTCTCCTTGAGGACCTTGAAATCCTCTTTCTCCCCTTAAACCTTGCGCACCCTATGGACCTACAAATTTAGCCCACACGTAATCTAATGGATTATTACTTGGTTCTTCGGTTTCTTTATTGGAAGCAATACCAATATACTGTGAGTCTTCTTCCGGCTGATCTGTCATCTAGTCTCCATATTGGGAAGGAGAATATTTAATCCAAGTAAATTTGGTATACTCATTAGTAATATTAGGCGTAGAAAGATCTATCTTGTTATTATTTACTACTGCTATTAAGCTATCCTTAATTGAATCGTAGTATATCTATCCGTCTTTATAGGTACCTGTAACATTTCCTTCTATATGTTCTGCTACGTCAATGCCCTATGGTAATATCATAGTATCATTTAATACTACGTCACCGTTTACGAACTTACCTCCTTCGAATAACAATATACTATTGTTTGGTATAGTGATAGTTTTACCTTGTAAATCAAATTCGTATTGAATTACATATATAGTATCACTACTATCAAAATCAGTTTGTAGCAGTATATTTTTGTTATTAACTATTCTTTTTCGTAGAATTTTTCTACCTAATCCACTATATTTGCTAGGATTATACTCTTTATCAGCAAATTTAAGACTAAGATCATCATCTACTTTTATATCCTCACCATCAGCATATACTACACTTATAGGTTGCCAATATGATTCGTTAGTCAAACTTATATTACTTGGTACTTCTTTTATAGATATGAAAGACCTATATTGTTCGTCATAGACTAAACATAATCTATCATATTCTTTAGAAGAATCATGCTTACCGTCACAAGTAAGAGTAACTTTACCTAATAATTTTGTGTATTCCATTCTAAAAAATTAATTTTGTATCTGGTTTAATAAAGTCTTTAACATCTGGTTCATCAAAAGTAATCTAGTTATCTTTTGGATCAACTTCTACATTAGGATAACTAGCATAATCTGATATTACTACGATGTTACCCTAGAAGTCTAGAGCAACATATAAGAACTATTTTAATTCATTACATGTGCACATAATATTTTTATAATTTACATACTCCGTTAATACATTTATTACAAGGAGTGCTAGCTACATTACTGTCTATATTAACGTCTAATAACTTACTTAATTCTAAGTAAAACTGCAAAGCCTCTTTATTATGAGAAGTAGCAATAGCCTATTCTAGAAGCTGTCTTTTAAAGACTATTAACATTATAGTTTGCATTTGTCTATCATCTAAACAGGTGCTACAATAATTGTGTAATACTCTTATTTCAGCATTATAAAGTATATTAGGATTATAGTACACTCCATCTGCATAGTCATTTGCGTATCTCTCTGTAGTACAAAACATTTTAATGTACTTAATATTAGTATCAAACTTAGATATAATATCTGATGTAGCAGATATCTCATATGCATACTATGTAGTTACTTCCTTCTCTTCTCCATCTCTTACGATTTCTTTCAGAGTGAACTCACAATTAGTGTAATTCAATACATAATCATGATTATCTGGACTATCACAGTAAATATTAGCGATATTTAAACATTCGTCAACATATAGAACTATGTCATTAGTATTTACTATAGATATAGTGCTATATACTTCAAAAGTCATAGTATCGTTTTTAAAGTTTACATTAACTATTTTATTCATAATCATAAAATAAAAAAAGTGGAGTGGGAAGGAATAATCCAACCCGCCCCACTTTCGTTTAGTAAAATGTTAATTATTAGGCAGCGATGAAGTTTTCGATACCTTTTGCTACAATAGAAGTAGCAAAACCAGTTGAATGCTTAACATACAGTTCAGTAGTAAGCGGAGTGGTTTTGATGTATTGATTATCGTTACTCAAATACTTATTATCGTTTTCTACAGTAATGTAATCGTAAGTAGCATCTTGCTCTACCATTCTATCTTGTACTACTTCAGGATAAGCCCCAGTAAACACATGACCTTGGTAACCCATATAGCGCACCTCAGCATCACGTACTTGTTTCCAGTAACCTTTACCAGGATTACCAGGAGTTTTAACGATCGTAGCACCAGGAATAGCATCAGGCTGGTTACTCAAAATAGCACCAGGAATAGTAACATACAAACTAGCTTCCATATCTACTACAGAATATTCATTCAATGAATATACACCGTTATTGTCATCTTTTTCCATTGCAGTTAAAGTGATAACTGCAGCAGATGCAGACGCATTAACTCTACGGTTAGCATGTTTGTTAATCTTTTTAACGATAGCGGCAGCTAAGTCAGCAGCAGTAGTGTTAGCAGCAAATACTTCATAAGTATGTGTAAACTGACCCGGAGCTTCATACATGTCTTTATATACTATTCTCAGTACATATCTGTGACCTGCAATGATAGTAGCATCGGTAAGAGTAATAACGATCTTGTCCTAAACCGGAGCTACATATTCTCCAATAACTGCACTTGGATTAGAATTCTTCTGAATTTCATTACCAAATTTAATATTAGCCTTATCAGCCACACTACCGTCAGGCATAGTAACTTTTACTTTATTCTGAGCTACACCTATATACAAAGAAGTAGCTTTAGCTGCATCAGCAGCTGTTTTGATAATAGCTCTATTCTGATCAAACAGAGCAACATCACCAGCAGTAAGTGCATCCGCAGTAGTATAAGCTGACGGAAGAGTTTTACCGATTAAAACGGTATTTACGTGTTGAATCATTTTAAAATTTATTTTTAGTTTAACATAAATGCGCGCTCATGTAAACTTAGTTCATGTTCTACTTTCCTTATTTCAGATTTCCACGTTCATGAACGCATTATTGTTCATCAGATTTCTCTGATCTTTGTGTTGAAGCAGCTTGTGCTATATACATATTTACAGCCGCATCTACAATTTCCTAATGAGTATGTTCAGGTAATTCTGTGTACTCTTTGGTTAAATTCTAACCTATATTTTTTGCAGACCTTAGAAAAGTGAGGGTATATTTGTGAATAGCATAATTACCGTCAGTATACAATACAATATTGTTTTCTGTTTGCAATCTAACTGGTCTGGCCTAATTATGATGTAAGTGATATTCCGAAAGACTGTTTTCCAGTATTCGATCTACCGTTTCAATAGTGGCTTCAATGACATCTCTAGTTTTAGTTACTAAGTTAGGACATTTATTGTCAAGTATTTTAATCTAAACTTCTTCTCCTAAACTGAATAAATAGTTATTGGGATATTGTACTATCCATTTGTTATCCTGTACTTTAAAGTCTAAAGAATTATACGTATTTGTCTATACTAATGTACGTAACTTATCAGATAATTCTTGATTCTGTTGGAATACTCTATATACCTGTTTTACGTATTCATCTTTAGCTTTATTGAGGTAGAAAAATATAGTATCTGAAGGTAACTTTATCTTTAAGTTATAACCAGGAACTATAGTACTCAACTACCTTTCAAATGCTATTTGCAATTCTCTTTCTGTCATAATTATTCAGATAATTGGTTTAACTATAATTTACTAGAGGTTCTTTGAGATTCAATATTTTCTAATGCTAACACTACAGCTCTATTTATTACTTCTGACATTACATCATCCGGTAAATCTAATTCACCGTCTAGATTAGTATAGTCAAATTGAGTAGGTTTCTTTATGTAAGTAATATTTACTGCATATTTATTGTTAGAGGGAGCATAAGCTGTCTGCTGCATTAATATTGGATCAACGTACAGTAACATTTTATTATCTTCCAATACTACTACTGGTACTTCTACCCAAGGTATATTATTATAAGTCTGTTTGAATAACAGTGCAGTATTATGATCAACAATCATGCAGTTAGCAAAATTATTGCCATACTTTAGTGTTACCGCCCATATCGTTACTCTATTTCCATCAGCATGTACATTATCTAATACAAATTCATTATATACATTCTTCTGCATTATTATATTTTCATCTGTACGTATGAGCTTATCTAATTCAGATATTCTCTGTAATGATCCTTCAAAACCTAACTTTAGTACGTTGTTGCCGCTTATTTTGTTGCTTATTACATCGTCCTAAGCCTAGTTAAGAAATAAATCTATCTCCTAAGGTAGGAATGCAGGAGCTCCCCCAAAGGCAACTCCCTAAGCATTCTTATCTAGGATAACTTTAAACTAAATATGTGCAGTACGGTTATTCATTATTTAGACTTAATTTCATTTAAGATTGCCATCTTAATATCATTATTCTTCTTATCTTTCAAATAAGCTATTACGTCTTCCAAACCATTACCAATCAGATCTGTACCAAAGTAATATTGAGCCCTATTCTTTCTAATGATATTCTTTGCAATAGCTTCTTCAATTACAAAGTTTATTTCTTTGTTTGGGTTTTCTACCCATTTAAGTATATAAGATTTAGGATCTTTTTCAATCTGTTCTGTCAATTTAGCTTCAATAAGCTCATTAGACATGTTTTCAGATCTAATTCCATAAAGTCTTAAACACTTACGCATATCTTCAATGGACATCTTATCCATTTCTCTGTATGCTTCACGTTTGATCTTATTGATCTTATTAGCTTCTTCAGCTTCACTGTTCTTATTAATAATAACATAATCAGTAGCAGGTGTTATTTTGTTCAACCCATTTGCTACTCTCTTATGTCCTTTAAGGAACAGATATTTTAGTTCATCTTCAGGTTTATCAGTATCAAGTAACACATCCTTTTTGCCGATCTTAATGGCAAAAGTATCCCAATAGTTACTATTAGGTGCTAAATGACCTTCTGCAAAACCTAATTCTTTTTCTAATCTAGCTGCATCTTCTGCAGTTAAACCAGTATATAAATTACCAGATCTAGTCCAGTATGAGCTTACATAATCATAACATGTAGGCCATTTTGTAATCCCTGTCCAAGGATTTGATTTAATTATTCTAACGATTATTTCCATAATATTAAATATTAGATTGTTCAGTTAGTTGTTCTTTATAAGAAAAATAGGATTTACATTTTTTGCAGTACTCTCCAGATTTACAATACTTTGTAACAGTATCTTTACTTATATTGAAGTATTCAGCACATTCTTTCATTGAATTAAATTCTTTAGAACATTCTATTTCTTGATTAGTATTACTGTCTAATATCATAAACTCAGCTATTACTTCTTTCTTGCCAAATTCAATCATAGATTCTATGTGCTTCTTCTTTTTTTCTGATACTATGCCAGTTCTAGATTCAGACATTTTTTTCTTAGTTTCTTCAGAATGTTTTCTACCAATAGCTTTCTGTCTGATCTTATCTTTAGTCTCTTCAGAATGTTTCTTTCCAAAAGTTCCATCTCCACCTTCTGTAAGGTTATAACCAATGGTTCTATCTGTAGAATTGTACTGCTTTATCCAGTATTTTTCTTTTTCTTTTAATTCATCATATGTATCTGCAAAATCTATTATTTCTAATGTGAAATTTTCTTCACCATATTTTGCCATTGAACGATGAATGGGAGAAGGTTCTCCGATGCGAGATTCATACCAATGATGACGATATCTCGCACCAGAACCTTGATTAGTTATACCAATATAAACTTTATTAGTTACCTTATTAGTTATCTTATATACTTCGTTACTTTTCATAATGTATTATTTAATTTACATTATATGTAACGTATGATTCCATAAAAAGTTGCTAATGAAGTTGAATTAATTATGGTTACTCACTTTCCATTATGAGCTCCCCACACGCACGTGGATCCCTTAACATTATTCCCATTTCTCCAAGGAAGAATACAGTATAACCATCCTTACCATTAGATCTCAGAGTATTCTTAGAGTTTGCATAACCAGACGGAGCAACCGCACCACCGGTATACCAAGTAACAAACTCGCGATCTTTACGAACTACTTTTACGATGTTAGCTTCACCATCACGTCTACCAAGATCTAAGAATGTCATACGATATGATTCTAGAGGTTTCAACGTAACAGGATGTAATTGACGATTATAAGTAACATCATCATACAACGGGAAGTACTTCAGAGTCAATTCAATACCATTAGTCATTTTGTAAGTCTTAAACTGACCACCGAAAGTAAGATTATCGCCAGAACCTGTAACAAATACCGTGTCAATAAGATTCATGTTAACCATCTTTTCTTTCAGAATTCTATCAAATTCTCTCATACCCATCTCACCGGTCAATGCAACAAACTTACGTTCATTAGTACCAAGTACATTATATGACAGATCAAATAAGAAGTCTTCTAACAATTCTGCAGTAAGTCTAGTATAGTAACGTTTGTTAGACGGAGCAATCTGTTCCAACAAACCAGCACCCATAAATACAGGACGCCCATTAGTACCTTTCAGATTACAAGTACCATCTTTGTTTACATTATTCTTCATGTAAACCAACATTCTTTCACATCTCTTATACCACTCTCTCATAGCAACCCATTCTTGGTAGTCTGCCCACAGATAAGATTTCTTACCTGTCTTAGGATCCTGCAATGCAATAGCCATTACTGTAGAATAAGCTGAACCAGTAATATCATAATTGATACGAATTGTAGTCAAATAATTACGCATCTTAAATGCAGTATTATAGTTCAGGATATCACCTTCTTCACTATATTCTTCTACAGCAGAAGCTAGACGTGACACTTGGCAACCAGGTTTCAGGTATTCAGCAGGAATATAAGAAGTAGGTTGGCCGTCTGCAATATAACAGGTATAAACCCATAGATTGCCATCTTGGTAAGGAGCACCTGCAACACGTACTTGGAAATCTTTGTTATCAAATTCCAATACAGCAGTAGGTCCAAACCAATTATCTTCCAGCCACAACATGATTGGAGTATTGCCCAAACCAGCTGTAGTTGTATCTGTGATAGCTGCGCCATTCCATTTAGCATCTCTAATTGTTACTGCTCTGTCAGCGTCAATCATTACATTCCACTCCCAACTAGGCTGATCAATGGTCATCACATTACCAAGACCACCAGTGAGCATATCCAAAGAAGTGTTGTAACCATTATCTTTAGTACCAAATACATAAGACAATACGGTAGCAACCTGATACGGATTCTATTGTGAAGCTGCTGAAATTTTAGCAGTATCAATCAGATCACTGAACCACTTGCCTTTGTACAAAACCAAATTATTTAATATATTGTTATCCATATATTTTAGTTATTATTTTTAAATTTCCAAATAAAATTTTTTACTGTTTTATATCGTCCACTACATGCTCTAAGAATGTCTCTAGCATAAAACTATTTTAATCCTAAAGAGTATGCCGCTTCAGTAGCACTATCGTGTTCTCTTATGAATACTCCGTCAAGTGTAAATTGTAATACTGGAATACGTCTACTTAAAGTTTTCCTATATTTTCCAGTGCCATAATTAACATTATACTTAGCATCACACCATTCTAGATTATCTACACAGTTATTTAATTTGTCTTCATCTTTATGATTAACCTAATCATAATTATTTGGATTATTTAAAAACATCTATGCAACCAATCTGTGTATTCTATAACTTCTTTTTACTTTATCTTTATATAAGACTACAAAGTAATAACCTCCTCCTTCTATAGCTGGAACTAAAATTTTTTCTTTATACGTTACCTACCTACCATTTGGAAATCTTCTAGAAGGTGAATGAAACACAGTATGCTATAGAGACTTTACTCTACCAAGACTACTAATCTAGTAATCAGGATATCCTGGAATATCTTTCCAGACTTCTTTCTCTTTCATGAACTAATTTAATTAGTTATTATTAATCTACACGTAATTGTCGTGCAAAGGAACTCCATAAAGTAGTATCTTCATTAGAGATTTCCTGTTTTTTAGTCTTCCTACTTACTCCTGTTTTACTTAAACTGTTTTTGAATCTACTAATAGCATTATTAGAACCTTCACTTTTAGCAGCTTTTAACAACGTGTCTCCCTTCATAGTAAAGTAAGCAGACTCAAGTAAGTTCTTTACGCTCTTAGACCAATCTTTTTGAAATCTGGTCATACCGTCAGCGTCAGGTTTAAATATATACTCCAGTAATACCTTTTTATCTTTTTCAGGTATCTTAATACCGCGTATATTATCCATGCCTTTTATTTCGTTGACAACGTTCTAAAAGTATTCCTGTTGACGCTTCTGAGCCGCCTTAGCTTGGTTTTCTTGATCTTTCAATAGCTGTTGTTTCTTCTGTTCTCTTATCTCTTTCAAGGCTTCCAAGGCATCTTCAGCTTCATCCTCAAGTAAACCTGCATCCTCGTACTTAGTTAACTTTTTCTCTATTTGTTTGCTATTAAAACCTTTTTCCTTTAAGAATTCTTTCAATACAAGTTTTTGATTTGTTTCATCTTCTTCAATACTAATTTCTTCAAGATCAAGTTCGCCATCAATTTCGAAATAGTCTCTTAAATTACCACCATTCTTAACAAAATTATCCAGTGCCTCTACTTCTTCACTGGCATATTGAGGTACTGAATTCTCTTCAATTACTGATTGAAAATAGTCAACGAGCTCCTCAGGAGTAGAAGGAACTTCCTCTTCTTCATCGAGATCCCAGCCCATTTTTTCTGCCATTACTCCAAAGAATGCACTTACTGCATTAGTGTCATCATCAGTTTCTTCAGTCTTTGTACTTCCTTCGTCTTCTCTAGTTGAATCATCATCTTCTTCAACTTCTTTATCCTTTCCGGTTTTCTTTTTAACAGGTGGGTCCTACTCTTCATCCTCTTTAGCCGAATTATCATCTTTCTTGTCCTTTTTAGGATTACGCAATCCTTCTAGTTCTTCGTCAGTTAACTCTTCTGTTACAGCATCTTCATCTACCTTAGTATTATCTACCTCAATATCTTCGCCAGGTTGCTTGATTTCTGTTTTAGTAAATACATTAGCTCCTGGCATGAAATCTTCAAATATTTCAAAACCGTTTAATGTTTCTTTTTCCATAATTATATATAATTAGATTTATTTTTTCTTTCTTCCTTTGTGTTTCCATTTCTTAGCATTCTAAGCAAAGATAGCTCTCTTACGAGTCAATGGGTTCTTACTATGTGTAAGTTCTTCCGTACTTTTACCGGTACGTTTCTTTAAGGCATTAAACTTACCTCTATTCTTTTTCTTGATATGTATGCCACCATCCTTATACTTAGGAATTGGATATTCTGGCATTATCAGCGCCATGTCTATTTGATATGAATTATCCATTATACTATAGTGTTATTATCATTATTATTTACTATAGGAATCATCTAAAAGTCCTTATTAAATAACTTAGGACTTCTATAAAGATTGAAGATTGCTTTAATGTTATTAAAGCTTTCTCTAGGAGCATCAATTATCTCCTTCTTCAAATTCTTATAGCTACCTGTGTAGTTTCCTCTATTTAGCTTACCTTTCTGATCTAAGTAATTCCTAAACTGATTCATGTAACTCTTGATTTCAGTGCCCTGCAATATATTATTATACATATCTCTGGTCATATTAGGATACATAGTTTTAGCCTAATTGAATGGGACAAATTTGCTCTTATCTCCAAGTTTTCTTAAGAACTCATTATTCATACCAGTTGCACCATCTACCAAGTGACCCATTTCATGAAGCACTACACTATTTGGAATATCTTCTGGTACTTTGATCATGTCTCTATTGAAATATATTGTATTTCCTTCTGAAGGAGTAACTTGTGCTCCAATAGTGGGTCTTTCCATCTTTTTATACTTCGGTTCAGGAAGTTGGAAATACTCATCAATATCAACATATTTCTCTAACATGCTATCATATACCTTCAGATAATCTGTACCATACTGTTGATCCACAGCTTTTGCTCTTTCTCTAGCATATGGTTCCTGCATTAAATCGTATGTTCTATTACGTTGATCATTTATCTCTTCAACCAGGCTTAATGGCATATCTGAATAACTTTTCTGCTCATGTAGAGCCTTATCTATAACATTCTATTTATAGTTAGGATCCACTTTAGGAATATAAGTACTCTTAGGTTTACTAATTTTCTTAGAAGATTTAACAGCAACTCCCCCAAATCTAGGCATAAAAGGAACTAGACCTAAAGCGGCTAATCCTGCATTTCCCCAATCTTTATTTCTTAAAGCTTCGTAAGTATCATATATAGATATGGCATCACCAATAGGAGTTATATTTGCAGCATCTTCAATATCTACCATCGGTTTCAAACCTCTAATGAACGGTTTACCAGTAAATCTATCAATCTCATCACTGCTATTGTCATAATAATCAGCCAACTGATCTTCCGTATACTTACGACCGTATCTATCTTTATATAATTTACCTTTATACAGTTGAGGCTATTCAGGAATTATTGGTTTATTATTGGGTGGTATTTCACCACCATCTGCGTACTTATAGATAGGATTCTCATTACCTTCCCATGTAGTAGTATACATAGTGCCGTTTTTAATCTATGGATAATAACCTAATTTGGCATCTTCTTGTAATCCTATCAGAAATGTAGGATGCCATGGCTTCTTAAGTATTTCTCCAGTTTCACTATCTCTAGTAGGTAGGTGATAAGACTTATCATCTTCATTCCATTCCGGTTCATATCCAAGCTCATAAGCTCTACGTAGATTATAATTACTCTCGTCCTATAAATTACTTGGTAATGAATTTTTCCAATCAAGGTAAGTTTTACCGGGATTCTACTCCCGGTACTACTTCAACTATTGCATTCTATTTCTAAATGCTTCTCTATCCATAACCTTATTTCTTTACAGGTTTCTTTCCGCCTTTCTTGCATCCCATAATTAATCCTCCTTATAACTTTTAATTTTACAATATTTCAACCAAGAATAGTGCTTCCTAGTCTCAGGGTAAGTGTAGTTATTTTCATTATTGTAAGCTTCCTCTTCAAAGCTAACATCATGATATATAACGTTCTATTTACTGAATAACCTAAATAATCTAATTATACAATATTCTGTTCCATACCATATATAATATGGCAACCATAACATTTCTTGCATCTATTTTAAATGAATTTTTTCATGATTATAGCTCTTAGCATTTATCTTAGAAGCATCCCTAGTAAATATTAAACCAAATAGGTTTATATATTTATAACCCTTAAAAGGTATCCATTTATTCTGTATCACTCTCATGTTACTTCTCTCCTGTTACTTTATTCTTCAACGCTGTTTTGGCTTTCAACTTCTCACGTTCCATTGCAGCATCGTCTTTCATCTTCTATAATTCTTTTTGAGATTCTAGTTTTTGTTTTTCTAGAGCTACTTTCTTCTCCTCTATCTCTCTCTTCAACTATTGTTCTCTTACTTTATTGTTGAATTCAAATTGTTTAGAAGCTTCATCAGATGCTTGTTTTCTTTCTGCTAATGCCTGAGCTGCAATTTCCATAGTATCTGGTATTCCATTTCCATTCTGGTCCATGTTCTCCGCACCTCTATAAGCGTTCAATTGAGCTACAGTAATCTTAGTTGCATTGTTAGAATCAATTTCATATTTCTTGAGATCCATTTCAGCTTCTTTAAGCATAAGTTCTTCTTCTTTAACCTCATTCTACATCTGCAACATCTATTGTTCACGTTCGGCTTGTGCTTGTTCCATAGCTTGTTGTTGTTCCATTCTCTTCTGTTCAATTTCTTCAAGCTTATTTTTGATCATAGCCACATTATCCATAGTAATGATCTCTGTGATATCAAGTAAGCTAGCTCCATTTTGCATAGCTGGTTGCATGAGGTTCTTAAGTGCGTCTATTTGTTGTTGATTTTTAGTAGTATCTTCAACAAATACATCATAATCTTCATAGAAGAAGCTGTCTGACAATGTTATAAAGGCCCTGGCGGCATCATCTAATATGTACTGTAGATTTGTCTTATTATCTTTCCAAGCCCACTTAGAAGTGTTTAAAAGCATACTAATGGCTTCTCTCTTTACTTGATTATGAGTCCAGAACCATGGTTCAGTAATATGAGCAGACTATACTACAGATCTTTCTACATTGCCTACCAATTCATTAGAGGATATACTACCTTCCCTTTGCTTACTTACTCCAGATATTTCAGATAACATAGATTCTATCTTATCCATTAACATAATATACTAATTAATAGTATTAGCCATAGTAAGATCCAATGCTGTAATCTGATTAAATTGTGCAGGCTTACCGCCTTCTCTACCGGGTATGTCCCAACCCTCTTCATACGGGTTAATAAAATTGACCCCTAGAGCTGACAAATAATGCATCCATTTGGATACATCTATATTCATAGACTTAGGTATCTGAGTAATATCCATATTCACTACTTTACCTTTATCTCTAGCCATCGCTAATTCTAGACGGTACCATAGTACAATATACATATACTGTAATGGCTTCATCATACTTACTAAAGATCTAGGTTTACTATTAGTATTATTATATATTACTCCAGTATATGGCAATCTCTAAGCATTGGGATTATCAGCAGATACGAATTGGTACTCTATAGGTTGCATACCGAAGTATAGATCTTCTCCAGCTCTATATCCTTCATATGTCTCTATAATCCATTTCCATTCTACATTTAACTCCATACCAGTAACGTTGTAAGTCTCATCTACTACATATTCTACAGGCTCTCCAGTTTCTGGATCAGTTATAGTAACGAAACCTATTTTCTTAAAACCTTGCCAACATGTATGCCATACGCTTATGTTACTCCCGTCCTCAAAAGGATTAGTACTAAAACCATTAATGGTGTGGGTTTTAATATGAGGATAATCTAATGAAGTTTTACGTACTTCAGGATTAACTCCTCCTTTTGCTGAGTCACTCATGAGATCTAGAAGCTCGTTTAATTGTTTTTCAGACAATTTATCATAATATCTATCGTATATGTCAGTAACAGATAGTTTCATTTCATAAACACACCACTGTGCATCATGAATAAATTCTAGATCTGATGTTTCAGTATCATAATCAAAATACAGAGGATTGATTCGTTCTAAACAAGGTTCCCCATTTAATATACCTACATAATAGATTTCTTCTCCTCCTATTAAGGCATCTTTCCAACCTTTGAAGAACTCATGAGTAATATTTAACTTATTCTTTAAATAATTTAGACTATGGTATGCAGTTATTTCGGCAATATCCTTATAGTCTTTACTCATATACTTTTGTATCTATTCTGGAGGCATAATCTCTCCAGACTCTAAAGCTTGTTGATATCTAGCTTGTTCTTCTGGCCCTAATTTACTCATAATAGTAGCCTGAATATAGTCTATCAACATTTGTTTAGCTTTATCTTGCATTTCACTAGTAGCTATTTCACTAGTACGAACTACTTTGAAATTAAATGGTCTTTTAGTCTCTTCTCCAAGTAACAGGTCTATCTTGGGTTTGATTATATTATAATCCTAAGCCATAGCTGGAAACCCGTCCTATTGTTTAAATGGGTTTGTAACATACTTTAAATCTTTTTCATTGTATATACTATTATACAAATCATAGTATGTCTACATCTCTTCTTTACGAGTTCTATTGTTACCATTTCTAGAACCACCTTGACTTTTACCAATTATATAGTCTACACAACTTTTCTTCCAGTCTTCTGTCTTTTTAGACATAGGTAGTTTCTATAGTGGAAATTGATTGATATTTTTCATAGTTAAAACATATATGCTTTTATATTATCAATAGTATCGTCGTCACGATACCATTCTTGAGTAAAAATAGGGCCTTCAAATAGTACTCTATTTTTATTCTCTTTTTTCTTCTCTTTAACCTTCACATTATAGAGCTACTCTCTATAAATCATCACCTGCATCAACGCCATGACTCTATCAAAGTTTCCTGTATCATTATAGCTTATAAGCTCTTCTAATAGCGGCTCTGACAATATGTTGTGCAGGTTCTTTTTACCAGGAGCCTATTCTTCATTTAACCAGTCCTTAATCAAGCCTTCTCCCCATTGTTTGATCTATTTATTCATGTGGCAACCTTTTTTTCTTTGTACTTTGGAATTACCAACTACATCGGAAATAATATCGGGTTGGTCAGCCAGCAAATAGTCGCAATGCTTAGCAGTAAAATAAGGGAACAAGCCTTTGCGCTCATTCTCGTACATGATTCTGCCATTATAATATACGGCTAACTTGCGTAAATTTTCATAATACTCTTCAGCTGTAGATGGGCGGCCAGTATACTCAGCAACAATAATATCATAATAGTTTTCGAAACTCTAGAAACGTTTGTATACAAAAGTAGAACCTAGTGAATTAGTACCAGACTAGTCGTGGTCATATGGATCGACTCCTAATATGTATAAGCCCTACGGAGCGTCCTTTACAGGATGTTCCCATATAACAATAGAACCGGTTGGATCATCGTCCTTCTTTAAAGGATAATGAGTTATGTCTCCATGTTTTTTAATAACCCATTTTAAAGTGCCATCTTTTTCCCAAACTAAATCACCAACCTGTTTGTGATTACTTAGACTTTTATTAGTCCTTATTCTAGCTAGTTGTTCTTGTAGTTCTTTTTTAGGGAATATATTACCATTAAATTCAAGCATTGCTTCTGCTGGAGTTATTGGTCGTTCTGCAACATATCTATCAATAGCTGTAGAATTTGTAGCATTTTCTATTACTTTTTTTCTTTCATCTAATATGTACTATAGGGCTGGTTTATATAAAGTATTTCCATCTTCGTCCATATATAAACGATTACCGCTTTTATCTCTTAAATCCATATTAGTATATTGTGGGACAAAGAATCCACACTATTTACTAGTAGCAGTTTCATCCCATATATTATCGAATCCTATACAGTTATAGCCTTCTGGATTATAGAACATGTCCTTTAGTGTTGAGAATTTGCTATCTTCATCACCACCAGTACCCCATATAAGCATAGATGCAAATGCTACACCATCTACTTCAACAGAAGGTCTTGCAATTTGCCAAGCTGCAGATAGCTCGCTCATACTACCACCTTCTTCAAATAGTATTAAGTTTGCTTTCTTACCACGAATCGAACTAGGATTATCCTTTAAAGTAACTCCAATTATTTCTGATTTATATCCTAATTCTACTACATTACCATATTCGTCTTTACTAAAAAATCCAGCACGTTTGCGCATCTATGTGTTAACCGACCTCTTCTTACCCCATGCAGTATTCTTATCTATAAAGTCCATATAGTCCCATGCCTTAGTAAGAATACCATCTTCTGTTAAGTATTGCTTATTAGCAGCATATACAAATGATTTTGAGTTAGGTACTAAATAGTAATTACGACATAACATTGCACCACCTTTATAACTAAAACCTTTTCTACGTGATTTTAGTACACACATGTGTTTTCCTTGGTCTTCTGCATCATTAAATGCAGTAAAAAAGTAGTAATCATAATCCCAAAAGTCTGGAAATGTTACTTTATTCTTTCGTTTTACAGTATAACTACCATCGCTATTAAGTATTGTTTCATTTACAATTCTTGATATAGGACAAAAGTTTAAATAAAAATAGTTATACCCGCTGATGAAATCACCATCATCAGAAGTATAACCGTCGATACATCTACGTTTTTGCTCATCCCAATATTGGAAATATTCTGTTGTTCCAATCGGATATGAACAATAATGCCCTGTAGCTATAAACTACAAGGCTGGTTCTCTAAACTTATCGCTATTTTTTATCTATTTGTTGAAATCTACCATATTATTTCTTCTTAAGTTGCGGGAGTTGGATTCGAACCAACGACCTTTAGGTTATGAGCCTAACGAGCTACCAACTGCTCCATCCCACAGTACTACAGTTTATACAAGAACTCTGTCAAACTTGCCTACTTACGATTAGGTCCATCATGAGCTGTGTTAACTATGAGATTCCTTACATAGCTAGTGACTTAGGAAGTTACGTTGTATGCGCGCCATACTTCACTGTTTTTCAAACGATTTTTGCGCTTCTTCTTTCGATGGATAGTACTTACCAATCCAACTGTTTGTTTGTGTATCCGGGTTATAGAAGTCCACATATGACTGCTTGCACACATAACCCTATTTTTCTTGCAACTAGATACTATCAAGTCTACTCCGTAGTTCATATTTCATGCAAGCTGACTTAAAATCCAACGCCTCAATCACAGCGTGTAACTCGGGTTCGCATGGTGAATAACCATCTACAGAATAATACCCTGTCCATATTTCAAACTTTCTCATGATAATGTAGAGTAAGGAGGTTCGTAAGATAAAATGCCAACGCCTCAGCTATCTTGCGCATTACCCAAACCGTGAATTGACCTCCTTAATAAATAAGTTAAAGGTAAGTAGAGAGTCTTCTTATCATCTTTCAGAAGTTCGGATCTACTCACAGCCGCTGCAAACTTACCCTTATTGGTCCCCCCAGCCTCGACTCGAACGGGCAATACGGAGGTTAGAGCTCCGAGTGTTACCATTACACCATAGGGGAATATTAAGCGGGAGAGGAAAGATTCGAACTTTCAAACCCAAGAGTTTTGTTAGCGACGACTTTAGGGCGCTTCCGTCAATCTACTGCCGTATACCATTCCGCCACTCTCCCGTGCCAGGGAATATTTAATGTCTGTCCCTGTCAGACTTTTAAATATCAAAACCAAGAGAACAGTCTCTTATACCAAGGTTTTCTTTGACCAAGTTTATGTAAAACTGCATATGCTTCTTCCATCTGCTGCCATACTTCTTCTTGGGTTTTATTCATATCAATTACAATATTTACTTGCTTTTTCATTTTATTCAAAATTATATTATTATAAACGTATTGTTTAATTTTGGTTGTCTTTAACTGTATTATCCTGCCAACTCATAAGGATTAACCTTGGCATCCCCCTTTACTTTACCCATAGTTAATTCCTCAGCTTGAACCATAGATTTTAATGCTTCTATACTCTTAATAGTATTAGCTGTAGAACCCATTCCAGCTAGTAGATCTTTGATCTTCTTCTCATCCAAACAATCATCTAATGACTATTCATACCACTTAGTGACTGAGTCTAATTTGTTCATTTGAGCGTCTAGCATCTTTAGTATTCTAGTATTTTGCCAATCTATGTACTCCTGTTCAGCTACCTTTTCTTCTTCAGTAAGTTCATAGTTTGGATCTTCGAATACCTGTTCTTTGAGTCTTATTTCCCTAGTATGAGCATTCATACTCTTCTTATATGGGCTACTCCATTTGTGCATAAGTACTATATAAGTAATAACAAGCTCTTGATGAACTTTGTCTTCCGAAGTATCATGTTCGTATAGTCTTTTGAATGCTGGTATGAAATACAGATCTGGGTGTATTACAACCTTACCTCCTACTATATCAACGAGATTCATTTGACTTATACTTATTTAATTCAAATTCGTACCATTCTCCTAAGTCGTGTATGGCTGCCGGATCTGATATTACAATGGCCTTTACAACATTCTTACCATTATTCCAGCATACACAAACAAGAGCGAATTCTCCTTTTTTAATGTCTATTACTTCATCCGAAGTAATTACTTGCCCGTCTGTTTCAGCTTTGTATATATGGCAATCAATGTTGGCTAACATTGGAGTAATAGCATTTAGATCAGTGTTAAAACTAATAGCTTCTCCATATCTATTTACTAGTATCTTTTCCATTATACTGCTCCTACAGGTTCACAATCACAACAACATTTCTCATTCATTGCTACTTCTCTCGCTTTTCTATCAGCTTCCAGTCTCTCAATTCTTCTACGATAATAGTCTTTCAATTCTGGATTATCTATCACTATAAACTCTTTATCGTCATAGTCACCAGTAGTACTATACATCTTAAGTATCATGTCATACTGTTTTACTTCAATAGATTTCTTATTACCATTCTTATCAGTTATCTCTAAGAGACCATCTTCTGGTATAATATAACGATAGTCAATATCACTGAAGTAACCAACAGACTCGAATTCTTCTTTCTCAAAATCTACTTTGTAGATATTAGCATTATTTACTTTTGCGCAATATTTTACCATAATCAATCAATTCTATAACCTAAATATTTTTCTTTATTTAATCTCTGTATTATCGCTAACGCTCTCCTCAGTGATACATTCGGATTCGTGTAGTTTTTCAGGGTCTGATACTTCTGCACTATCTGTTGAAAGTTCTGTAATTCCTGTTCCAAGCTCTCTGGTGTTATATTTTTCTTCATATTTCTCAGTTAAACGCTTACACATTAGATCTAATTGTTCTGCTCTATCCATAGCACCAATCTCTCCTTTACCTTCTTGCACCATTAAGGTAGTAAGTTCATCAATAGTATCGTTAGTGAAGTCTTCATAAGTAATAATACCATTTTCGATAACTTTATCCACGGCTTTATATAAAGCCTTCATCCCTTTAGTAAAGTTAACTTGGTCAACATTACTCTTCTCGATGTTCCACATCGCCTTACTCTCTTCTATTGTCATTTTGTTTTGCTTTAATTATACTCTTACTAACACAACCAGCTATCCATCCTACTAAGTAAGCATAACCTTCGTTACCATCCTTGAAATCTTCTGTATACATCCCTAGTTCTTGATATATATAGTCTGCAGCATGTACTGCCTCGTGTGATATATCAGACTGTTGCATCTCATCTAAATCAGGTACTTGAATTAATACACCATATTTGCCATCTTCCTTGTTTATTACAGAACGAGTTACCATTGCATATTTACTACAATGGAAGTCTACTTTAGCCTCCTCATCAGTAAATTCAACTTTACCATCTGTACTTAATAACTTGAAATGCTCCTGTAAGTTTTCAACTTCTACCGCTACGTATAGTCTTCTAGGGTATATCTGAGGATCATACATGTCTATTTTTGGCGTCTTCTTCATATCTCTTCTTTATCTTGATCTTCCCTAAGTAAGCAAACATTACCGGTTTAGGATCTAAATCTGTTATGATCTGATTAGTAAATTTAAACGGGCTATTACATATCACTTCAATAACTTGATATGGAATGTTATACTTGTTACTTAATTTAGTATATATACTCGTCTAATTTCTCATTCCACTCTACTTTCTTATAATATTTACATGTAGCTAATGTAATAGGTCCTAATAACGTGTTAGGTCTTACTATATTTATTAGTGATGCTACATCTACCCAATCGCTACTATATAAAGTGTCCTTAGCAAGGACGCTTATCTTAGATTGTTCTTGTTTATTATACTTACGTATAGGTTCATATATTTCTATATCTTTCATATCATCCGAGGTAAGCAACTCTGTTCGACTAGGTACTATAGTAAACATGTTAAACGGTAGCTGTTTACCTCTAATCTTATTCCACAGTTTCTTGATATACGGATACTTCTTCCATGCTATTATTGTTCCTGCCTCAAGCAGGAATGATCTCATTTTCATCTTTATTTAATCTTAATATGATTGTAATTTGTACTCTATCACCGATTATCTCAGGTATTAATACTTTATTTACTTTTACCTCGTCTTCTATTTCACCTTTTACTAGTATACCCTAACTCTTGAATTTAGCTATGTATCTACTCAAATTATCTGGAGTAATGCCTAGAGTACGCTTAATATACTTCCTATTTTCAGCACTTATTACATTCTTACTAATATTAGGGAGTTTAGGAGTATTAATATCTAAGTCTATAAACGTAGCTAATAATTCTAACTCCCTATTAGTAAGGTCTAATATACCATTAAGGCTTTTTAAGAATTCTTTATACAAATCGGTTTTAGATACTTTCTTAACCAATTTATTCATTCGTCAATTCCTCTTTAATCTTATTTAATACCTTAGTAAGGTTAAAATAAACTGTTTCAGCTTCTACTTTAACACACGGTTGAACTTTACCTTCTTTATACTTCTGTGTTACTTCTTTGTAATCATCTTCGTATTGTTTAAGTAAAGAATCAATGAATTCAACAGTAGTGTTGATCTTATCATTTTCAGGTTCAGCATTAGCTGCTAGTAAACCTTCCAAACGCAGATCTTCAACAGTACGTTCATCAATCATTGCAGATCTAAAACTATTACCCTCCTCCACATCCATAGTAAAGGCATCAATATCTTCATTCCAAGTAAGTACATCGTTTGCTTTGAAAAAGCCGAAATCTTTCTTAAATGTATATTCCATATTATTTCTTATTTTTATCACTGAGCCCCCATACGGCAAGCCATATCATGGAAAAGCAGAGACCCATTACTATTAATTTTTCCATATGCCTATAAAACGTTAATTGTAAATAATTGTTAATAGCTTTTAACATTTGTTAACAATTAATTAACATATAAAAAGAAAGCCCGACCTAAGTCGAGCCTTCTCCGTTTATGAAAAATTTAATTTAGATAGTTGTTATATTACTTAACGGCAATAATGTCATAAGGTTTCACTAATTGGGTATCTTTTACCAGATCAAAATACATTGCAAATTTTTTATTATAAGCAACTGTATCACCAACCTTAAATTTAACATCTGTTAAGTGTGAAGGGATCTGTAGTACAATACCTGTAGCCCAATCAGATTCTACTTCCTTAGTCTCAGTCTTAGTATCATACTCATTAAATCCATTCTCATCTACTTTACCATTAGGTATTTGTTCTGTAAACTCTTTAGTAACCATAGTAGGTGGAAGGGGTTTAATTAAAACATCTTTCAACATACCCCATCCTATTCCATTGACTACTGTTTCTAGTACTTTATCTTCCATATTCTTTTTACTTAGTTTCTAACTATAACGTATTATTTCTTATTTGGTTCTGCTTCTACTATAATATTTCCTCCGTTTGAAGTACAATATGTTACAGCTCTCTGTGGGCATTGTTTACCCATAAAGCAACAACCATCACAAGTACCTAGAGGAGAACTCTCTATATGGTATCTTTTACCTTGAATTTCTACTACTTCTCTATTCTTGATTATCTCTGCTAATTCTGGATCGTATAGTGTCATACCTAATTGTGTATTAATGTTAAATAAGTAATTTCTAGCTTCTTCTACTTGTTTTCTAGTCACTTTTGTATTCATTCTGTTGTTTTACCTTTTCCATGTTTGTCTAACCAAAGTAAAGCTATGGCATTCCATGCTACTTGTGCTAGATGTTGACAGCCAGTATCTTCATCTATTTTATTGCCTTTCTCATACTCTAGTAAATGCCTAAGTAAAGCAGCTTTATAACGTTGGTAGCCGTTATCTAAATTCTGCCAACTATTATCAGAGTATTTCTTAGCTCCTTCAGTATATACTTTAACAATGTCTTCTATCTCTTCTAACGGTAGAAGATCCCATCTTAATTTACCGTCCTTAAAGTCATTCTTTAATCCTTCTGTCATAGTATGTATTATCTAAAGTAAGGGATTATATCTGTTAAAATAAGTATTATATTACTACTTACTTAAGAGTATACTATCTGTTTATGCCCCCTTACCCCCATAATAACGCTCATATACTAGGTTTGGTTCCCTTTTCTTTAACATTTATTAACAACATTTAGGGCTATTTAACTACAGAAATTTAACACTATTTAACAAAAAAATATATAAAATTTTTTGGTGATAAAAAATTTGGGGAGAGGTTATGCGTGTGAG